CCGGCGCGCGAACACCAGCGGCGCATAGGTTCCCGATTTGGACTTGTGGGACACCGTCTGCCCCTCTGAAGTCACCGCCGCCAGAATGTCCATGAACACATCCTCGACCCCTCGCCTGAAAGCGCCCGCCGCCCCCGACGGAGGCCCGTCCGGAACCAGAACCCCGCGCTCCCAACGAAGTTGAACCGTGTCCCCCAGCGCCGCGTAGTTTGATTTCTTCCTGGTCAGCACCCGCGCGTCCGGGTCCAGAAGCGACCCGTCGTCCGCCGCCTTGGGTCTGTTCAGGTACAATCTGGACCGCGCCGCGTTCGACCAGTCCGTGCTCCCCGAGTGACCCCCCTCGTTCTTGATCGCCGACTGCGAGACGTGCATCGACATCGCCACCGCGCCGTTCATCGCCTGCGCCAGCTTGGTCAGGGGCCTGAACAAGGCTCTCACTTCCGGCCGAACGATCTCGTTGCCGCCGTACAGGTCCACCGCCACGTCCAGGACCAGGAGCCGCGCCCCCAGATCCTGCGCCGCCTCGCAAATCTGAAAGTAGAATTTCGTCAACGACGGCCGTCGCGCCCGATCGAACACCACCAGTTCGTTCTCTTCTCCGGCGCGGGGAAACCTGTGCAGCCGTCCGGAAAGACAACATTCTTGCCCATACGCCAGATCAATCGCCGCTTGCCGCTCGTCCAAATCCTCGCCGTCATCCTCGGTGTAGACGCCCAGCGAGGCCACCGGCTCGACCGACAGCCCGATCCACGGCGTCCCCGTGGCGCAAGACGCCTGAAGCTGGTGCATCAACAGGCTTTTCCCGTCGCCGCCGTCGCCTTGCAGAAGCGTGACTTTCTTCATCGGAGCCCAGCCGCCATGCACCAGCCATTCGCGTTTGGGCGGGATCTTGCCCTGAACGAACGGCCACGGGACGAGCTTGGCCAAAGGCGCGTCAGCCCCGGCGGCGGGTGATGCGCCAGACGACCCTGTACTTGCTGCGTCGAAAGGGACGCCCACGCGAACCCCGAGCCATTCCGCCGCCTCCTCCGCGCCCAAGGGCGGGTCCGACCATTCCGCCACCACGTCGATCGGCGATCGCTTGCCCTCGCGCGAGTCGCCCAAGTCGTGAACCCCGAAATCCACAATCCCCGAGGGCGACAGAGACAGGTCTTCCTCCAGCGGCCGCCCAAGGTCCCTGGACTTGACCCGATAACCCCCCGCCGCCGTCTTCTCGGCCTCGGGCAGCAATTCGGGCACCCAGGCGTCGAAGTCCGCCATCGCCGCCTGGTTGATCCTGCCCATCGGCGAGTTGCGGTAGGCCGCGCGGTCCGCGATGTCCTCGAACGATCCCGGAGCCGCCGCCGGGGACTGGCCGGCCGCCGCCGCCCTGGACGCGGCTTTCGCCGCATTGGCGTCCGCAGCCCACTGCATCAAAGTGTTGACCGCGTAGGGCGCTCTGTGGATCTCCAACGGCGTCCCGATGATCCTGTCGCCCGTGAACGTCAGGTAGCGCCCTGTCGAATACATTTCGACGCCCCCGCCGATCACCGTTTTTCGCAGCGGAACGTCGGTGAGCGAAAAGAACCGGACGCCTCGTCCAGAGGGTGAAATCTCGAAGTAAGTCTCGCGCCGGTCGATGACTTCCCGCTCGCGGGCGTTGATCACCCCTGTCGCCGGATCGCGGCACTTGTCCAGATCGACGCCGATCATGCCGCAGTTCAGCGTCATGACGAAACCGACGCCCGCCAGTCTGAGCGGCCCGACCTGCGCCAGAGCTTCCGCGTAGGCGACGTGAGCGTGCGGCTTGAGGTAGTCGTTGATCGGAACCCCCGGGGCCAGAACCACCGGCATTTTCTTGGGGTTGTCGGGGTCGTTCGGGTCGTGGACGAGACGCCAACCGATCCAGTTTCTTCTGGACGAGAGCGCCAGCGGAACCGACAACGGCTCCGTGAACGGCGCGAAGCGGGGCGCAGCCACTTAGTTGAACTCCCACTCGATTGTCACGTTTCCCTTGTAGTGGTTGAGTTTCAAGACGGAGGCTTTGTCCTCGCCGCAGCTTTCACACCAGTAGGGGACCGCCAACCCGTAGTTTTTTCCTTCGTTGTATTCAGACGAGCTATCGCTCTGGTGCAGGTAATTGAAGCCGCAGCGCGGACACAGAAGCTCATGCTCGTCGTTGAGGGTCGCGTATTGCGTCATCGGCCTGAAATTCATTTTCCGTACCTCCAGACCACCGAGCCCGCCGACGCCACCGGCAAGTCCGGAGCCCATCTCGGCCTAGCGTCGATCTCCGTCTTAATGAAGCCCTCGCGCGCCGCCGCGTCGTCGTTGTCAACCTCAAACAAAAGTTCGTCATGGACCGACAGAACCAAGCTCCCGAAGTTCTGATTATCGACGCGCAAGCCGGCCTCGATGATCACGTCGCGCGCCGCCGCCTGCGTCGCGTTCTCGGCCAGTTTCGAGCCCCACGTCCTGACATCCGTCCATTTCTTCGTGTACGCGTCGACGCCCTCGTAGACGATGCTCTCGCGCCCCGCGACGGGATCGACGGCCAGCCGCGCGTTGCGGTAGTACAAGCGCCGCCCGCTCGGCAGCAGCAGGGTGAGAAGCGTCGTCCCGTTGCGGGCGCGAGACGCCGTGAACGACACATATTGGTTGGCGCTGCGCGTGATCGAGGCGACGCCCTTGAAGTCCCGCAGCACGCTTTTCGCCACGTCGTCCAGCCGACGCCAGAAGCTTTGGATGGCGCTGTTCGCGGCGCGCCAGTCGCGCACCATGTCCTCGCTCTCCCGCGCCGTCACTTCGACGCCGTAGGTCAGCGCGTAATCGACGAAGTGTTTCGGCCCCATGCCGAAGCCAAGCCCGAGCGTCGCGGCCTTCGCCGCCTGTCTGGACGGCAGCCCGAGCTTACGCTGCATGTAGACGTAGACATCCGCCCTCCCGTCCTCGAACACCCGCAGGAGATCGTCCTGGCCGGCCAGCCAGGCGATCACCCGCGCCTCGATCTGAGATAAATCCCGCACGACGAACGCTTTGCCCGACGCCGGAACCAGGCAGCCCCTGAGCGCCGTCGCGACCGCGTCCAACGGCTTGCCCCAGACGCAGCGCACGAAGTCCGCGTCCGGGCCGCCTTGGGCGATCGAGCGCAGCATGTAGCGGGTGAAGGAGTTCACGTCCTTGATGAGAGGACGCGGGAAATTCTGCGGCTGGATCAATCGCCCCGCAAAGCGCCCCGTCCGGAACGCGCCGTAGTACGCGAGCTGGCCCCGGACTCTGTCCCCCGGCCCGGCGCAGCGCTGCATCGCGTCCAGTTTCTTGAGCGACGACTTGGCGATCTCCTGTCGGATCTCCAGCACGCGCCGCAATGACGGGTCCTCGAACGAAGCCGTCAGCGCGACGGCGACGCTCTCTTTGGACAGGTCCGAAAGCAATGCGCCTTGGGGGCCTGAAAAATTGCGGCTGGTCAGCCACGCCAAAAGCTTCGCGGTTTGCGTTCCGGGCGAAGTCACGGCCCCCTGCGTGAGCGCTTCGCACTCGGCGTTGAGCTTCGCCGTCTCGCCCAGGGCGAGCGCCTTCAAGACCCCGACGAACGGCAAGTCGAGCTTGACGCCCCGGTTGTTGGCGCGTCGGTCCATGATCGCGATGGCGCGCTCGGTCGGCGGCAGGTCGGCGATCATGCCGTCGATGGCGCGCTCGGCCTCGACATCCTGGCGGCAATAAGCCCGGAGCGTTTCGAGCTTTAAGGGGTCGTCCCGGTGCCAGAAGCTGTCCGGCTTGTCCCGGTTCTTGCGCGGCTTGGACATCTGGAGCATCAAGCGCCGCGCCGTCGCGTCCTTGCGCTGGACCGCGCCGATCGCCGGGCCCGCGTCCTCCAGCGCCGCCGGCAGTCCCGCGTGCAAAGCTTTCTGCTGGACGCAAACGGCTTGCGCCGGATCGAGCTTGAGCTTGAAATAATTGGTCAGGATCGCCCACTCGAAACTTGCGTTCCAGGCCCGGAATTCCCCGCCCGACTTCAGATGAGTCTTGATGTCGCTGGTCAGCATTCCCGGCATTAGCCACGCCGCCGTCGCCGACTCGATGGGACCGTTGTCGAACGCCCAGGCGATGACGGTGACGATCAGCGAAGGGTCGCGGGAATAGACATCCGCGCCGACGCGCTTCAAGTCGAGACGCGAGCATGTCTCGAAATCTAGATGCAAAACCGCCATGTTGTTTTCCCCTTTAGCGCCCGCCAAGGCCGGGAAGCGCCATCTCCGGACCGAGAACGGTCTTGACCACGGCCACGTCCGAGTCTCCCGGCCAGTCCACGACGGCGATCCCGCCGTTGAATTTCAGGTGCAGGATTTGCCCGTCGCCCGGCTTCAGGCGCGCGTTCGCCATGCCGTCGCCGACGGCGGGCGCGACCGCCCGCATGGCCAGCATCAGGCGCACGGCGTCGGTCGCGCCCGAGCGCTGGACGAGCCGGATCAGCGCATGTTGCGAGAACCTCCACAGGGGTCCGTTTTTGCGCTTTTCGGTTCCCGGTCCGTCGCTGTAGAGGAAGAAGGTCCAGACCGTCGCGCCATTCCATCGGTCCGGCGTCCAGATGCTCAGGATCATCTGGAACTTGGCCCGCTTGCCCCATGTCGTTGCGAAGTCCACGAGAACCGGCGTTGTCGCCCGATTAACGCGATCCGCCCAGCGTTGCTGCGCCTTGGGGTTGCCGCCCACCGGCCGCATCATCGCGGCGGTCAATTTCTGGTTGTAGGTCGCCGAGACAGCCTCCAAGAACTCGACCATCTCGCCGACCACGCGCTTGGCGTGCAGGTCCGGGATGGGGCCTATAAGCCCCGGCTGGACCGCCGGAAGGGTTGCGAAGCGCTTGTTCATTGGCGTGTCGCCTTCTCGGCTTGCTCGGCGTCCTCGTTCGCCATGTCGGTGACTTGGCTGGCCAGCAACTCAACGAACCGGTTGTAGTTGCGCGCCAATTTCTCCATGTCGATCCCGGAATCGGTGACGAGGGCTCTCGCGCTCGCGGTGATCAGAATGGGAATTACGTCCTCGACTGGTTTTTTGTGAAAGAGATCCGATACATCTTTGAAGAGCTTGTCTTTTTCGCTTACAGGGTTAGGCATGGCGTTCTCCTTTCGGTGTAGACCATATACTCTCGGCGTGAAATAAAATCAATCCCCCGGCTTGCATTACGGTCTAGCATAGTTCATATGGGTTGGCATGACGATTTTCAGTCGGATGGCGGTGATGGGGGTGGACCCCGGCAGCGTGAGCGCGGCTTTCGCCGTGATCCCGTGGGATCTGGACGGCGGCGTCGATGCGGCGAGCGCCTTTCACATGCCTGTCGCCGACAAGATGGTCGACGGCCGAGCCTTCGCTCACGCCGTCAGCGAGCGCAACCCGAGCCATGCGGTGGTCGAGCGCGTCAATGCTTTTCCCGGCCAGGGCGTGTCCAGTTCGTTCCGGTTCGGCATGGGCTACGGGATCATCATGGGCGTCTTGTCGGCGTCCGGCGTCAAGATCGTCGATGTCGCCCCCGGCGTCTGGAAGAAGCACTTCCGGCTGGACGGCGACAAAGAGAAGGCCCGCGCGCTGGCGATCAAGCTGTTCCCCAACGTCAATCTGCGCTTGGTCAAGGACGCCGGGCGCGGCGAGGCTTTGTTGATGGCGCTTTGGCTAAGGGAGACGGGGCGATGATCGACCCCCCGTCGCAGAGCCATAGCCCCACCAGCATCGCGTCCGCCCGCGCCCTGTCGAAGCTGCGCGTCCTGCGGCAAGAGCGTTGGGTCTATCAGGCTTTGCGCCAGAGCCGGTTCGGCTTGGCGGATTGGGAGATGTGGGATCAAGTCCAGCTTATGTCTGTATTCGACAAGCTCTCGTCGCTGCATCGCGCCCGCATCGGCCTGTTGTGGCGTTCGCGCGTTCTTGGCGCGACGCCGTGGCATCCGGTCGAGGATAGCGGACGGCGAAAGATCGATCCGCAGTCCAACCGGCGCACCGTCGTCTGGCGGATCAAGCTTCGCTACCAGAACATGACTTACGACGAATGGGCGAGCGTCTATCGCGATCTCGCCAGAGGACTTGTGTTGTGACGCCCGCCGCCCTCAAGGATGCGCCCCGATGATGACTGCGAACACTTCATCTTGGCCGCTCGATTTCAAGCCGATGAGCGATCAAGAGCTATGGAAATTGGAAGGCTTGGTTATCGGATTAGACCAACAGGGGGAAAAATCCGCCGCCCAACAAGTGCGGTGGGCATGTTCCGAGATTGCCGCCCTTCGCCCCCGCGTGGCGAAGCTGGAGGCGGCGCTGGAAGCCGCCGCTGAAAAGCTAGGCATGGCGGGGTGGCACTACGATGCTGGGTCTGCCCGCGCCGCCCTCAAGGACAAACCCCAATGAGCTACGAGCTTGAAACGGCGATGCAAGAAAGAATTGATGTTCGCGATAGGGCGCTCGCTTCCCTTCGCGCCCGCGTGGCGAAGCTGGAGGCGGCGCTGATGGAAATACGCGACATCGATCCAGGCGCGTGGGTAGCATCACTCGCCCGCGCCGCCCTCAAGGACACGCCCCAATGAGCGACAAATTATCACCCGCCGACGCAAAGTGGGTCGCAAAAGCGCGAGAGGATTTTATCCAGCGAGTGGACGGCAAGGAGATAGCCGCCCTGCGCGCCCGCGCGGCGAAGCTGGAGGCGGCGCTGGCGGGCCTCGTAAACAGACTCGACGAGATCCATGAGGATCCTGCCTACAAGTCGGTCTGGACGCTACACCAGATCCACGTTGGCCCGTACCGGGGTCCGACCTATGTCGATGCGATGGCCGCCGCCCGCGCCGCCCTCAAGGACGCGCCGCAATGAGCGAGAACATTTCATCTTGGCCTGATCGTAACGCAGCTTGGGACGCCATCTTCGCCCTGCGCGCCCGCGTGGCGAGGCTGGAGGCGGCGCTGATAAAAATACGCGACAACGACCCAGATGGATGGGAAGCTCATATCGCCCGCGCCGTCCTCAAGGACGCGCCCCAATGAAACTTTTCCCCTACCAGAATGCGGCGGCGACGAAGATCGCCGCGTCCAAGCTCGCCACCTACAACGTGTTCGACCCCGGCTTGGGCAAGTCCTGCACCGCGCTCGACGTGGCGAAGAGGATCAACGCGCGCCGGGTTCTCATCACCGGCCCGATGACGGCGACCTATTCGTGGCGGCTCGAACTGAAAAAGTTCTGGCCCGATCACCCGCCGTTCAAAGTCATCAAGACCATGGGCGACATGGCGGCGTTTCGCAACGACGGCGTTTTTTATGTGACCTACGGCTTGTTGTCGCGCTCGATGGCGATAGTCGATCAGGTGATGGCTGTTCCGGCGTTTGATCTCTCCATCCTGGACGAGAGCCACGCGCTCAAGAATTCCGGCGCCGCGCGCACCAGGGCCGTCTTGTCCAGAAAGACCGGCTTCCGCGACAATCTCGGGCTCGCGCACCCGATGAGCGCCACGCCGGCCCCCAACCACGCGGGCGAGCTTTGGCCGATCCTCGCCAGCTTGCGCCCGGATCTGATTATGGAGAACGGCAAGCCGATGACCAAGACGGCGTTCGAGGACCGCTACTGCGAGAAACAGACGATGCGCGTCAACGAACGCATGATCGAAGTCATCACCGGCTCGAAGAACGTCCCCGAGCTGCGCCGACGCCTTGACGGGTTTTTCCTCCGCGAGACGAAGGCCAACGTCATGAAGGATCTTCCGCCGTTGCGCTTCACGACGCATCCGGTCCAGATCGCCAATCCCGAATATTTCGCCACCGTGTCGCAACTGGTCGAGAGCGGGATCAAGGACGACGAAGTGCTTAAGCACGCCGCGATGATGGCGAACTCGACGCGCTACGCGGAATTGGGCATGGCCAAGGCGCAGCAAGCCGCTGAACTCGTCCATGATCTTCTGGACGGCGGCGTGAGGCAGATCGTCGTTTGGGCGATCCACACGCCCGTTATCGATTATCTCTGCAAGAACCTGCTCGATGTCGGCGTCTCGCGCCTGGACGGCGGCGTCAGCCAGCGCGACCGCGACAACGCCATCGGGGATTTCTTATCGGGCGCGAACCGCGTGTTCGTCGGTCAGATCGAAGCCGGAGGCGCCGCGATCACGCTGTCGGGCGGCAAGCTCCAGTGCAGCGACGCGCTGTTCGTGGAAAGTCACTTTTCGCCCAAGCTCAACTGGCAAGCGGCGTGCCGCATTCACCGCATCGGCCAGCACGACGCGGTGCTGGCCCGCTTCCTATCGGCCGTAGGCACCTATGACGAACGCTTGCAGGAAATCCAAGCGCGCAAGACCCAGGATTTCGCCGACCTGTTCGACAAAGAGGACGTACTTTAGTGCCGCATTACCGCCAAGGGGGAGACAGCGCGGCGGCGCACCGCGTCGTGCGCTCCCATTATGGAGGCCTGCTTAAATTCTTTGAATGTTTTGGTTTCCCCGAGCGCGGAAATAAAATGATGACGGCTCTTCTGCCGCGCGTCAAAACGCATCGGGGTTCGGTTGTTGCTTTTGAACAAGCCCACGAGAAAAAGGAAAGCCCCTAAAAATGCCTTTCACCCTGACCATCATCGCCGACGACGCCGACCAACTGGTGAATGAGTTCCGCAAGCTCAACACTCTGACCACGACGCCCGAGCCCGGTTCTAGTAGTAGACTGACGGCGTTGCATGAAATTCCGATGGACGCGCTTATCGACGCGGTGCGCGAGCGGTTGCGCGACGACGGCTTCAAGCTGGAGATCATCGACCAGCGCGACCAGAACCCGCCGATCAGTCCCCCCGAGACTGCGCCCGAGGCTGGCCCGCAGATCGACGAGCCGCCGCCGCTTCCCGAGCCCAAGAAAAAGCGCGCGAAAGCCAACGGCGCGGCGTCTGAAGCCGTCGCCGCCGAGCCGGACGCGGCGCTGGACGAGGATGTCACAAGTCCGAAAAAGAAGGCCGCAAAGGCCCCGCCGGCGGCCGTCGCGCCGTTGGACGAGCCGGACCCGGCGGGCGACCGCCAGCACGTTCTGGACACGCTGGCGGGCATCCTCAAGGACCCCAAGCGCAAAGAGAGCGTCCTCGCCTTCGCTTCGAGCATGGCGCAGAGGCACGGCAAGGATAAGATCTCGGAACTGCCCGTCGGGCCGTTCCCGGAAATCCGTCGGGCGATGGAGAAGGAATTCGCCAATGCCTGACGACCCGCCGCTGCCGCCCGAGTACGGCCTGGCCGGAACCGCTTACGCAAAATCGCGCAAGCTCGCGGAAGCCGCCAACCAGGCCCGCGCCTGGCAGGACGAGAACAGCAGCGCCCCGGAGCAGAATATTTTCGCTCCGGGCTCGACGCCGATTGCGGATGTTGATAAAGAGACTAGACCAGAAACTGCGGAGCGAAAAAAATTATAATGAGCGCCCACGCTGACGCTTCGCCTTCGTCGGCGTCGATCTGGTTGAAATGCCCTGCGAGCGTGACCCTGGCCAGAGGCAAGAAACGCCTGCCGTCTCCGTACACCCGCGAAGGCGCGGCGGCGCACGAAGCCGCCGAGCATCTGGCCCACGGGCTCCCGGCTCCGGCCGTCGTCTCCGTGGACGGCGAGGACATCGTGATCTCGGACGACATGCTCGATCACGTCGAGCATTACGTCAAATATGTGGAGGCGCTGCGGAAGGGCGCGACCTGGTGCGCCTTCGAGACGCGGGTCAAGCTGACCTATCTGCCGGAGCCGCTTTACGGGACGGCGGACGCGCTCGCCTACACTCTCGTCCCGAACAAGACGCTTGAAGTCGTCGATCTGAAGTACGGCCGGGGCGTCGCCGTCGGCGTCGAGAACAATCCGCAGCTCAAGATCTACGGGCTCGGCGGGTTGGCGCAAACGCCGGACGCGCTTCAAGTCAAGCTCACCATCATCCAGCCTCGGACGGCTGGACCGCCCGTCCAAAGCGTGACGCTCGGCGTGGGCGAGCTTAAAATCTGGGAAGCCGAAATTCTCGAGCCCGCCCTCCAGAGGATCGCCGATGAAGACCAAACTGAAACCCCCGGTTCACATTGCCGGTGGTGCGTTCGGGCCGGGGAGTGCAGGACTTTGGCGGCTATGGCGCAGATGGAGGCGCGCGCGGCGTTCGCGCCTGATCCGCAGACAATCGTCTCCGGGCTCTCCAACGACGATCTGTCTCACGCTTTGGACAAGGCAGAGCTTATCAGCGCATGGATCAATCTTGTTCGTGCGGAGGCCAGCCAGCGAGCCGATCACGGTCAAACGATCCCGAACTGGAAGCTCGTCCCCAAGCGCGCAATGCGAAAATGGACCGACGACAACGACGCCCTCGCCGCTTTGAACGTGGCCGGCGTCCCGCTCCACGCAGTCGTGAAAGTGGTGTCGGTCGCCGCAGCCGAGCGGGCGATGAAGGCTTATTTCAAGGACATGAAACCCCTGCTGCCGTTGATTACAAAAGAGAGTTCCGGGACGACGCTGGTCCGCGACGACGACGCCCGGGACGGCGTCGACATGAGCGCGAAAAAGGCGTTTTCGCCCATTGACAATGTAGTCTAGCCCGAATACCATCAAGCCTACCTCCCCCGCAACGCCTGAAAAACGAGAGGGGAAGGCGACGAAGTCGGAACTCAAAGGAACTCATAAATCATGGCGAACAATCTTATCACCCCCGAAGCGACGCTCTCGTTCCCGGTGCTGTTCGCGCCGCGTCCCCGCTCCGAGGGGTCCAAGCCGGTTTTCTCTTGCGCTTTGCTGTTCGACAAGAAAGCGCAGGCCAGCCCCGAATACAAGGCGATGCAAAGCGCTTGCCTCAAGGCGGCGAAAGACAAATTCGGCGCGGACGTTAACCTCAAGAGCCTCGCTTTTCCGTTTAAGGACGCGGGCGAGAAAGATTATGCGGGCTACGACGACGGGATGACCTTCATCAATCCATGGAGCGAACAGCGTCCCGGCGTCGTGGACGCGCAAGTCCAGGACGTGATCGACCCGAGCCTCGTCTACGCCGGCATGAAAGTGCGGGCCAGCGTCGCCCCGTTCGCGTGGTCGAACTCGGGCAAGAAGGGGGTGAGCTTCGGGCTCAATCATCTTCAGCTCATTAAAGAGGGAACGCGCATCGACGGGCGCATCTCCGCGTCCAAGGCGTTTGGGGCCATCGCCGCCGAAGACAACACCGACAGTCCGTTTTGACCTGAAAGGAAGGAGCGGCGCGTGAGCGGAAGGGGGAGCGCGCCGCCTCCCTGTTTTACGTCCTAGTCCATAAACTGCGCTCGGAGAAAAATTTTTATGAACTTTGAATATGGTCCCGCCGATCAAGAGGCGCTGGAGCGCCGCAACGCGCGCGCCGCCGCCGCCGTCCAAGCGGAGCAGAGCCTCGATCTTGAACGGCTGGAGGAGCGTTTGCGGCAAGCCGGTCCCGGCGAAGCGGTTCAAGTCTCGCGACTCGAAATGGAGGCGATCGCCGCCGGGCGGCTTCCGGTCCTCGCCAGGCGCGAGCATACGCATGGCGACTTCGCCGCGACGGCGCTGATCGCCCAACGCCTCAAGGACGTGTCCAAGAATACGCCCAACTGGAGCGGCGCCTTGACCGACGTGCAGCGCGAAAGCCTCGAGGCGATCTTCACCAAGATCGCGCGCATCTTGTCCGGCGACCCCAACCACCACGATCATTGGGCTGACATCGAGGGGCAAGCGCGTCTGGCGTCCGAGCAGCTTCCGTGAGATTGGCGCTGGCGCTCGTTCTCGGGCTTCTGGCCAGCCAGCCGGCGCAGGCTTCCTGTCATAAGTTTAGGGTATGGAAATACCCCGCCCCGCAAAGGTGCGGGTATTTAAGCGCGCGACTAAATACCCGCTTCGTCGCGCAGGCTCCCCGTCCAGCCGTCCAAACTTTGGGCGGCGATGTCACAGAGCGAGTCACGATCGAGATCACTGTGACATCCGAACTTCTTGAGACATGGGCTCGTCAGGACGCGCTCGAAAAGATCAAAGGGGAGCTTAAATGAAACGCGATTACGCGATCCTGTTCGCCGTCGCCGTCGCATTCGTCGGCGCGCTGGCGTTCTTGGACGCTCGCGCCTTGGGGCTCCTGTGATAAACTTCACTCACAAGCTGAACGAGATTGCGGCGCTCTGGGAAGCCGACCTGCCCGCGTCCAAGATCGCCAGCCGGTTGGGGATGACCAAAGGGACCGTCTGCGGGCTGATCCATCGCGCTCGTCGAGACGGCGATCTTCGTTTTCCTTTGCGGCCGCAACCGTTTGCTTCGCGTTTACGAAAGAAAACGCCCGTGAGAAGATTTATCTCCGACCTGTCGCGTCTGGCGAAGGTTCCTCCGCGCTCGAAGTTCGGCGAAGTCCCGCTCATGGGCCTGCGCCCGAACGATTGCCGCTACCCGACTGAAACCTTGGAGCATCGCGGCGAATATCTTTTCTGCGGCGCGCCCATGGACCCGAAGTCCGAGGCTTATTGCGAAGTCCATCACAAGCTTTGCGTTGCAGGCGTTTACGTCAGAAAGTACGAACGAGTGTCATTAGAAATCGCGTTCCGGCCCTGCTAAAGCTAAATCTGGAAACTCAATACGAAAGGGGAAATCTCATGAAGAAATTCGTTTCACTGCTTCTTGGCGCGACGGCGTTCGTCGCGTTCGCGGCGCCCGCCAGCGCCACGCTGCAGATCGCCTTCACCGACGGCGTCAACGTCGTCACCTGCGCCGACGGGCAGGCGTGCGATCTCGCCGGACCGGCCAACAACATCATCATCCTCAACACGACGGTTGGCGCGTTCCACATCATCGGCACCGTGGCGGCGAGCAACAGCGCCCTTAACGACGACAACCTGCAATTCTCGACTTCGCTGATCCAGAACACCGGCTCGGCGTTGGGGCATTTGACGGCGATCGTCGGCGACACCAACTTCGTCGGTCCGGTCAACGATATTCGTGAGTCCGCGAGCCTGACCTTCAACGAAGCGGCGGGTTCGGGAGTCTCGACGCTGCGGTTCTTCGCCGATCCGGCCAACGGTCAGCCCGCGGGCATCGGGCTCAACATCCCTGGCTCGCTCTTGTTCACCACGTCGGGCGCGCCGACCACAAATCCGGACAGCTTCGCCGGCACCAACAATTCGCCGTTTTTCGCCGGCGGGTTATTCTCGATGACGCAGACGGCGAATTTGGCCCTCGCCGGAGGGGCGTCGATCACCGGCTTCAACGAGTCGATGGCGGCGACGACGGCGGTTCCGGAGCCGTCCACCTGGGCGATGCTTGGTTTCGGCTTTATCGGGCTTGCGCTCGCCGGGTGGAAGCGCAACAAAACGGCGCGTTTCGCTGTTTAATGCTATCGGAGGCGGTCCATCCCGGAAACGGGGTGGGCCGTTTTTTGCATTCTCTAAGAGGAAGCAAGCCAATGGCCACGACTCCGCAGCAACCGCCGTCGAAACCCGCCGACCAGAGACACCCCGCCAGCCCGCCGCAAGCGCGTCCAAACCAGCCGCAAGGCACGGGGCAGCAACGTCCTCCCCAGCAGTCGCAGCCCGTGCAGCGCCAGCACGAGGACCAGAGTCGTCAAAAGGCGGTTGACCCGTCCACGGGCAAAGACCCGAACAGCCCGTCCGGCGTTGCCTCCGACTACGACACCAAGCCTCGCGACGACGAGCATGGCGGCGATCGGAGCGCTCATCCTTCGCCCGCGACCGACCCCACCAACATGCCCCCGGAGCCGTCGCAATGGACGGCCGACAATCCCCGTCCGCCGCTGCCCAAGGGCAAAGACTATGTCGCTGGCCAGCCCGTCACCCAGGAAGAATACGAACTCACCGAGAGGGAGGCGGCCGAGCGCGTGCGTCCGGAGGCGTGGAGCCGCGTCGAAGGCGCCGGCGGCAAGCTCGAAGAGGGCATGAAGGACGCCAGCACGGGTTGGGACGAGGAAGCCGCGAAGAAAGCTCGCGAGTCCGAAGCCAAGACCAAACAGGGGCGCGACAACAAGGACGACGAGAACGTCGGTTGGGACCGCGACAAGGAAGGCACGCGTCCGGACGCCCGCAAGCTTCGCGGCCCCGAGTCCAAGGACGACGACGTGAACAAGGCTCCGGGCGGCGCCGGCGGGCAAGGCACCCGCGCCGACGGACGGGCGCGCTCTCCCGACATGCCGGGAGAAGGCCCCAACGACCGGGGCGAGCGCGCCGAGTCGCGTTCCGACGATTTGTGATCTGAACTCCGTCGCCTTGGGACCCCCTGAAGGCGACGGACAGGGACGGGCTGCGAGCTGCCGCAACAGTCCGAGACAGCCCGTCCCGCCCGTTGCGTTATAGCGACGCCTCCCCTATATGGTGCTAGACCAGAAAGGGGACGAACGATGTCTCAAAAATCCATGGGCCGTCCGGTGGACCCGAAGAGCGAACGCTCGCTCAAGCCTTGGCTCAAACTTGAAATGAGCCGCGCCAGCTTCTACTGGCGCAAGCGTTACGGCGACCTGCCGAAAGCGAAACGGCGACGGGCTGCGCCGCGCGAACGCGAACTGACGATCAACGATATCTAAGTCGCGCCCTTGCCGAAACTCTTCGGGGCCGGACGACCGCCAAATCCCTTTCCGGGCTTCAGGGGCGGGGGCGGGGCCTTTCCGGGCAGCGGCCCGCCAGGGGCGGTCTTCTGCACGCCCTTGGGCGGCGCTACGGCTTTGGGCTTGGCTCCGATCTTGCCCGGAGGGGCTTGCACCACTCCCGGGGCCACGGCTTGCGCCAGCATGGATGCGACGGGGTTTTTAGCCATCTGTCAGACTCCCAATCATCCGAACGTCCTCATCAACAACCAGACCGCCAGCTCGACGCCTAACGTGAGGCACACGCCCATCGTGAACCCTTCGCGGAAAGGATGAAGCGGACGATAGGGCTCAAGCTCGTCGTCCAAACTACCTCAAAGCTTTCCACCATCCCGGTTTGCCGACCGCGCCAGCCAGTTGCGTCGGATCCTGTTGCTGTCGGCCGGGGACGGTCAGGACGCCGGCGTCAATCCCGTTCCATGTCGGATTGCCGTTCTGGTCGAAGGCGATCCCGGTCATGTCCACGCCGCCGCCCGGTCCAGCGGCGGGAGCGGCGGCCCCGCGCGCCGGCGGGGGTGGAGGCGCAGGCGAAGGAGCCGCGCCCCTTCCGCCGAACAGCCCGCCCAGGAGGCCCGAGAGATCGAGCGCCGTGCCGCCGCCCCTGAACCTGTCGTTGGGGCCGGAGTTCTGACGGTCGATCCCGGTGAACAGGCTCGATTGGGGCGCGGCCGCCGGAGCTGCGGCGGTTGCGGCCGGAGCTGCGCGCGACGCCGCCGGGACGACGGCTCTGGACAGGACGGTCCCGAGCCCGCCTGGACGCCCCGCTGGCGCAGCGGCAGGCGCTGGAAGCAACCTCTCGTCCACCTGCTGCGTGGGGTAGCGGAAATCGCCGCCGATTCCGCCCGGACCGCTGTTCGGGCCTGGCATGGCGTTATCCCACGGGGCCAAAGGCGTCGTGATTTCAGCCCCTCCCCGCTGGCCGGAAAGCGCGACTTCGCCGCCACCCGGCTCGTAAACCGGAAGTGGGACTTCCGGACGAACGAAGTTTGTGGAGGAACCGGGGATTTCCGGACGGTTCGTAGAGGGGTTCGCTCTTGGGTCTGGCGGGTTCAACGGGTCGTAGAACGTGCGGAGCCCGATGTTGCGCGAGGCGCGAGTCATAGCCATCATCCAACTCCCAAATCCGTGTACGGCGGCGGGCCAGCCGTCGGTTTAACCTGCTGCGGCCCGATTGTCGGCAGGGAAAACAATCGACCCAAGGGCGACAGCTTGCGCGTCGCCTTGCCTTGCTCGTAGCGTTGCCCGAGTTCCTGCACGGGGGGCGCGGCGAGCGCGTAGGATTGATCGATCTGCGGTTCAGGCTCGATCGGCGACAGAGCGCTGGACGGCGCTCTGGGCGCGGACGCGGGCGCGACGGCGTCGCTCAACATCGAGCCCAGATTGATGTCGCCGGGGTCTTCCGGCACGCCCAACAGGCTCTGCCAGTCTTCGTCGCCTGCACCGGCCGCGCTCGCCACGGCTGGCCCGCCGGACGGGACGGCGCCGCCGTTCATCGCGATGTTCTCGCCCAGCGTCTTGCCCGGATCGAGCTTGAAGCCCTGGCCCCGGAGATAGTTCAGCGTCTCAGGGGCCCATCGCTTGAGCGGAATGCTCGACGCGATCGCGTCTTGCTGTTCTTTGGTGGCGTGCAGCGCGTCGGGCGCGAATTTCGTCCCGCCGAACTCGCTCCATGTTCCCGTGGTGATCTGGTTGAAGCCCTGCGCCTGCCCGCTGGACGTGCCCTGGTGGGTGTTGGGGACGTTCTTGCCGCCGCTCTCGAAGTGCTGGAGCGCGGCGAGAAAGTCCGACTTCGGGGTCGCCATGCCGGTGGCTGGACGGGACGGCCGGCCGCCGCCGGCAAGCTCGAAATGGTTCGGATCGCTCGACCCGATCGTCTTCAACCCGACGCTGGGCGCGAGGCCCCGAAGCTCATTCTGCCTCGACGGGTCGGAGGCTTGCAGATCGAAGGCGAAGCCTTTCTCGTGCTCGGAGGTTCCGGGGACGGCGGCGAGCGGCACCGCGCCGCGCTCGGGGAACGGGAGAGGCTGGTGGTTCCGGCCCGCCAGCCAGTTGGCGTAGAGCTGTTTCTGGTCTTCGAGCGAGCGCGCGCCCGAGATCACGTCCGTCTCGATGCCTCGCGCGCGGGCCTCGTCCTGAATTCTTTTCAGGGCGGCGAGAACTCTCGGGTCCATGCCGTTGAGGTTGACGGGCATTTTAGCGCGCGCCTTCCTCGTCGTCGGGGTAGGAGTTGGGATAGGAGACGGAAGGCCGTCCGGCGGCGCTGGCGAGGATGCGCGCCAAGCTCAGGTTGCGCAGGTAAGACTGGTTTCGCGCGGCGATGACGCGCCGGGTGAAATTCGGGTTGGTGAGCGCCCGTCCGGTGAGGTTGGCGGCGAAGTTGGGGGTCCCCAAAAGCGCAGACGAGAAAAACGCTCGACTTCCGCTGGCCGACGTGTTGCCGCTCTTGCCGGGGGCGCTGCGGTTGGTCCGGCGCGCGTCAGCCTCCATCGTCTTCAGGAGCGCGGCGAGCCGACTCTGGTCGAACTCGCCGGCTGGACCGCCCATGATCTCTTTCGTCGCGTCGGGGGCCTTTTGCCACCAGTCCGGCGCGCTCTTAATGGTCGGGCCGACGCCTTCGGGGTTCGGCGGCCCGCCCGCGTTGACCCCGCGCAAGCGCCTCTCCAGTTCGTCGGCCATGACGTTGCGGGTTTCGTCTGGCGCGAAAGTGTCGAAAGCCTTGATGCGGTCTATGTTGGAGCGGGATGTCCCGCCGAACATCTTGGTGTAGGCTTCGCCCTGCCCGGGGGTGTTTTTCTCAAGCAGGGGTTGAATTCCCTTGCGCCGCTGGCCGGCGATAAAACCGTAATCGCGGTAGGCGGCGTCGAACTCTTCGGGGCTTACGCCCGCCAACGCCGCCGCGTTTTTCATGCTGTCGGTCAACGTCTTTTTGGTCGAGATGGTCTGGCGCGCGGTCAACGGGACTTGTCCCTCGATGCGCCTGCCGATGTCGGAGCGGTCGTCCGACACTTCCTGATAAGTCTGACCCCGGTTCGCGGCTTGTTGCGTCTGAAGCGAGTCAAGCTCGTCCTGCGCGGCTTTGGCGTTCTCGGCGCTGTTTGCGCCCTGAAGCCTGCGCTTGGCTTGGTTGACCTTCATCTGGAGTTGCGCTTCGAGCGCCGGGTCCACGATCTTGGGCGGGTTCTCGGGGTCGAAGCGCGAACTGTTGGTGTTGTCGATGGCGTTTTGGACGGCCCCCCGGTTACGCGGCTGCGAGCCGCGCCGGATCAGGTCCATCTGTTCGAGTTGCGTCGTCTGGTCGATAGGCAGGTCCCGTCCAGTCTGCTCGGCGAGGGGGTTGAGCCTGGCGTCCTGCGCAGCCTTCGCGTTCCGATCGGCCGTTTCGGCGGCGGCGCGAAGCTTGTCCCCCATTGAAGCGTCGTTGATGTTGCCGGCGTTGGGTTCGCCGCGCAGGTCGGCGGCGACTTCCCGCGCCGCCGTGTCGATTTGTCCGTGCTGGTTGAGCCGGGACCGCAAGGCTGGACCGCCGCCCAGCGGCCAGTTCAAAGTCGCGTCCTCCCACTGGCCGGCGCGCTTGCTGCCGACCAGCGGCAACGAAGGATCGACCCCGGCGCGGACGGCTTCGTTGTAACGGGCTAGGCTGTCTTCTTCGGTGAGAGCCTTGCTGAAGCCCTTCCAGCCCGCTTGCGTCACGACGCCCGGAAGTCCTCCCCCGACCACCGAGCCGACGAGATTTCCAACCTCTCCGCCGCCGCCCAGAGCTTGATCGGCAAGCTCTCCGGTCTTGCCGCCCGCCATTGTCCCCCCGGTGGTGACAGCCGCGCCGCCCGCGCTTTTGAGCGCGGTTCTGGCCAGCGTCGACGCCGTGATCTGTTCGGGCGCGGCGGCGAGCGAAGCCCCGCCCGTCAGCGCTGCTTCGACCGCGATAGGGCCAGCCGTCTGGCCTATCGCTTCCGCCCACGGGTGATTGGGGTCGGCGGGAACGTCTCGATTGTAGTTGTCGGCGATGTGCAGCGAGTAGGGGTTCGTGTTCAGCTCGACCGGCAACGGCGGCGGGCTGCTCCAACCTTCGGGTCCGGCGACAGCAGGATTGATCTTGGCTTGGTAGTCGTTCTTCAAACGCTTGGGGATGTTCGAGATCGCGGTGACGACATCGCTCGGCTCCGGAAGGCTGGCCAGTCCCCGTCCAGCGCCCTTGGCGAAGCTCTTCAGCGCGCCGACGCCGTAAGGGTCCGACGTGTCGGCCCCGCTGGTGTCGTTCGCGATCTCGTCCGGGCTGAACGCAACGGGGGCCTTGCCGGCGGCTTTCGCCGCCTGCGCGTCAGCGATGTCCTTCGCCTCCTGCGCGTCCAGGATGTCTTGGGCTTCCTGTTCGTCGGCGGTCATTGGCCGTACCTCTGGACCGCCCTGGCTTTGGCGTCTTTGGACATGTGCGACCAGGCGTCTTTCATCGTCTGCGGCGCTTTGGGCGGCGCGGCGTCGCCGCCGTCGGTTCGGGGCGGCGCGGCGTCGGTCTTGGTTCGCGCCACCCCGTGCTTGGCGAACCAGGCGTCGCGCGAGGCTTCGTCGGGGAAGCCGCTGCCGTTCGCCCACACCTGTTCAAGATCGGCGCGCAATCTCGCCTTACGGTCGAATTCGCTCTGCGGGTCGGTCGGCAACGGGATCATCGCGCCGTAGAAGTTCTGGTAGTCGGCGGGCGAGATCGTCGCGCCGGTCGCTGGACGGGCGTAGGCTTCGACGAAGGCTTTCGCCGCGCCGTTGTATTTCTTGGCGGCGTCGCTGGTGGCCCAGCCGACCAGCGAATTGGTCAGCCCCGGCGAGCTGGCGTACTGCGCTTTGCCGATGTCCCAGCCGGACGGCACGGTCTTCGGGGTCAGTTTCGACAGGATGGCGTTCGCCTCGTGGCCCATCGTCAAATAGCCTTGCGCCTTCTCCTGCTCGGCGGTGAGCGACGTTCTCGGCGTTGGACCGGTCAAGTCTTGAGTGACGACAGTCCCTCTCGGTCCCTCGACGACCGGAGGCGTCTGGACCGGAGGCGTCTGGACCGGAGGCGTCTGGACCGGAGGCGTCTGGACCGGAGGCGTCTGGACCGGAGGCGTCTGGACAGGCGTCGGCTGCCCGGTGAGACGCGCAAAAACTTGAGCGGGAGTGAGCGAGCCGGCGGGGGGCGGCGAATTAACCCAATTGATGCCCGTCGAGCCGTCCGCTCGCTTGAACTCCTGCGGCTTCGGTTGCTCGTACAGGTGGTTGTAGGCGGACGCGTAAGTCGCGGCCTCCTGATAAGTCGGCTTGTAGGTCGTGTCCTGCATCTTGACGCCGAGCCCGGTGGTGAAGTTCAGCGCCTCGTCCGTAGTCGAGTTCCCGCCGAAGACCGACGGCGGCGGCTCGGCCGGACGGCCTTGCACCGTGGGGGTCGTGAGCGAGCCGTCGGGGTTCTGCTGCGCCGTGTCCTTGCCGACGGTGACGAGTTTCGTGACCGCGCCAGCGCCGGGGATGGGGATCGTTCCCAGAATGTTGCCCTGAGCGTCGCGGATCACCGCGCCCTTGCCGCCGTTCGGCAGGTCCACGATCTCTTGCTTCTCCGGACGGCTCTCCGCGCCGGGGAGCGTTTGGACGCCGGCGGGGTTGCCCTGCGCGTCGAAGATCAACGTCCCCTTGCCGCCTCCCGGCAGGTCCACAAGATTGGGTTTCTCGGGCGTTGTCTGAGTGCCCGCCGCGCCGGTGTAAACCGGGTTGCCGGCGGCGTCCAAGCGCACGATCCCCGGCTGGCCACGATAGGTGACATCCTTGGGCTGGAACGGCTTGGGCGCGCTTTCCTCGATGATTTTCTGCCGCGCCGCCGCGTCGACGCCGGACGTGTCGCCCGCGCTCCAGACGGTGGACGTGGTCGGCGCGGAGCCGGTGGCCAGCCCGCCGGCGATGCGCAGCGCGTCGCCGGAGACGATGGCGGGATTGCTCGTCGCCGCGCTCAGGATCGCGCCGCCATAATTCTTGTTGACGCCCTCGGCGACCGCGTTTGGGTTGTCGCCAAGGACGAGGACCGGGCCCAACGCCCGTTCTCGCTCCACCAAGGCGTTATGGACCGCCACCGCGTGGGCGTCGTTAGCATCGACGATCGCCGGGACGGCGGCGGCTCCCGCCTCGCCGACCAGCGGGCCGGCGCGCAGTCTCGCAGCCTCGGCGTCTTGCTCGGTCTTGGTCTTGGCGCTGACGAAGCCGGTGTCGGCGATGAGTTTGTCGCGCGACGCCATGCGGACGCCGACTTCAGACGCGAGAGCCTTCGCCCTCATCTGCGCCTCGGGATCGCCGAAGATCCCCTTGGCCAGCGTGTCGGCGAGCGAAAGCGAGTCCGACGTGTTCGGGTCCTGCGCGATCTTGAGGCCGATGGTCGCCATTATTTCACCCCGCCCGCGAGCATCTTGCCGAGTCCCTGGCCGAGCCCCTGCGCGCCGGACTGGAGCGCGGCGCCGGACAGCGCGGGCAACGGCCCCGGGCTGTAGGTGTACTGAAGCGGGCTGACGGCTTGCTGGGTGTTGTAGACGGCCAGGTCGCCCTTGCGGAAATCGTTGGCCATGTCGATGCCGCCGCCCGATTTCTGAAACGCTTGGCTGACGGTGTTGTCGAGCCCGCCGAAGCTCCCGCCGTAAGAGCCGACGGCGGCCAAGGCCGCGATGCGCTTTTTCGAGTCGGCTTTCGCCTGGTCGAGCTTGGACGAGAGATCGCTCTGGAAGGTTGCGTCGCCGCCCTGCTGGCCGGATAGCCGCGCGTCGCTCACCGCCGTCGCGGGGCTCGGGTTGCTCTCCGTGGACGATGGACTCTGGCCTTGCAGATAGGATCCCAGGCGGTCCTGCTCCTGCTGCTGGGCGGTCTTCTGGCTGTCGGCGCCGACATCCTGAAGCCCTTGCTGCTGGGCGGCGCTCGCCTGCTGGCGATCCTGTTCGTCTTTCGCGGCGGCGGCGACGCGGTTGGCGTGCTGCTGCGCGGCCCAGTCGTCGTAGGCTTTCTTCTGCTGGTCGGCGGCGTTGGACTGTCCGATGGCGCTCACGGCGCTGCCAGCCAGACCCGCGACGGTCGAGCCTATCGCTAAGACGGTTGGATCACACAAGTTACACCTGTGATTAAGTTCGGGGATAGAAAAAAAATTATCAGACGACGTTGGTCGAGCGGGCTTTCGGCAGCGCGTTGTTGAACGTGTTCAGGTTTTGCTGGCCCTTGTAGCCTTTGAGGACGTTCGCGCCGCCGATCGAGGCGACGTTGAACAGCGCGCTCAACGGGCTCATGTTCGGTTGCGACAAGCTGATGTTCTGGACGGCGGAGAGCGCCTGCTGGGCGGCGACTTCCGGGTCTTCCGTCGCATAAAGCTGGGAAGTCGCTTTCTGCTCTTCGTTGGCGACCTGAGAGCGCAGATCCCCCGCCGCCGTGTCGGCCTGGTTGCGGACGCCGGCGGTGTTGATGTCGTTCTGGTTGGCGAGATCGGCGGTCAGAGTGTTGGCGGCGCTCGACCGGATGTTGCCGCTGCGGGCCAGGCCGTAGGTCGCTTGGTTTTTCGCGTCCTTGTACTGTTTATCGACCTGCGGCATGTAGTAGTCGAGGACGTTCTGCTTATACTTGTTGTAGAAAGCGTCGTCGAAGCCGCCGGTCGTCTCGCCGGTCGGCGTGGACGCGGCGAGGTTGAGCGCGTCGCCCGGGCCGTAGACCTTGCCGCTGGCGTCCCGGAGCCCCCACGCCCCGGCGCTGGTCGAGCCGCCGTCGCCGCCGCTGGCCGCCGTCCCGTAAGTCGGGGTGTTCCCGGTCAGCCCGTGCGATGCGTATTGCGACGAGCCGCCGCCCCCGCCGGGTGCGGCGTCCGACGGCCCGGGGCCGCCGGAGGGCATTGCGTTTCCGCCCCTCGTCGTCGTCGCTCCGGGAGTGTAGGTCGCGGTGTAGCCCGCCGGCGCGTTGGCGCCGTCGAAGCTCGACCAATCGAAAGGGGTCGAGCTTGTGGTCATCGTCGGCGCGCCGTGAAACGCCGCCTTGATGCTGGCCAGCCCCGTCTTGATTCTGGCCTGGCGATCGGCTTCTTTTTGCGCTGCTTGGGCGGCTTGCGCCGCCTGTTCGTTGACGACGGCGCTGTTGTCTGGGGTGTTCTTTCCGCCGATATTAGCCTCCCACTATCCGGTTGACAGGACCATGTTGGTCTCCTATCAACACACTATGTTGAACGAGTTCAAACGCTTCTGGATGAAGGTCGATATTTGTGGGCCGGACGAATGCTGGCCGTGGCTCGCTGGAACGCACAAAGGCTACGGGACTTTCCGAGAAGAGGGCGCACGGAAAGGTTGGAAGGCGCAAGCGCAGCGCGTCGCGTGGCGGCTTACGAACGGGCCAGTCGCGGACGGCTATGACGTGGATCACCTTTGTCACAATCAGCTTTGCTGCAATCCAAAGCATTTGGAGCCGGTGACGCACGGCGAGAATATGCGGCGCATGTGGGCGCTGCGGAAAGCTCTGAAGGGGGCTAAAGCTGGGATGGCTTGCGGGAAGACGATGAAAACCGTCCGTTACGGCAGCGCTGCCAGCTATGCGAAATTCACCAGAGAACAAGCCGATGCGATTCGCGCCGACAAACGAACAGCCCAAGTCATAGCCGCCGAATACAGTGTCAGTGTCTCGACCGTCCACCATCTGCGGCAGGGCGTGCATTACAGGTTGGACGGCGTTCACCCTCAGAGACTCCTTCCCACAATTGTTCCGATAGGCTCGAAGCCCGCGTGACCGAAAAGATTGACGAGCGATTGCTCGCGCACTTGCGCCGCGATGGGGGCGTGAAAAGCCACCGCGCCGTCGTTGCGCGCCGCATCCGCGCACAGGGCGACCAGGACTTTGCCGACGGCGGTGCGGCGATGCGCCGGCTCGACGTAAAGCATGTGCATGACGGCGACCGGCTTTTCGCAGAACGTCTCGTCCAAAGCGTAGGAGATCGCGCCGACGATGGCGTCGTCCTTGAGCGCAACCAAGTGAGGGCAGGAGCCGCGCATGATGGCGTCGCGCAGCCACGCCTCGGCTTTCGCCGCCGAGTATCGGATCCCGCGCGAGCCGAAGCCCGAGTCGATGAAGGCTTTCTCGAACAGAAGCGCAAGCTCGTTCGCTTCGTCGCGGCTGGCGAAGCGGTAGACGTAGTTGTCTATCGCGTCGAGGGCGAGGCGTTCACGCGGCGATTTGGACGGGTGATCTTCCGGCGATGTCATCGGCGCTCACGGTGAACAGGAGCATGTCCTGTTTCCGGGGGCCAACTCCCGTAATCGTGGCCTTGGGCCTGAAGCCCAAGAATTGCAGCCAACGGTGCGACATGACGTTGGCCGGATGCGAGACAGCTTGTGCTTCGACTGTCCCGCTGCGGAGGATTTCCGGGATCATAATCTTTTTTATGTACCGCGTCACCGGCTTGAGGACGTGGGCGGCGTGGGCGCAGCCGAAGCCCCAGACCTGGACGCGGGGCTCGCCTTTGACCTGCGCGGCCCCAAACGCGAACGCGGGGCGCTGGTCCCAGATCGCGACTTTGCGCCAGCGCGAGTAGGCCCCGGCCCAGGCCAGATCGCCGGCGTCGTCGATGTCGCGGGTGACGCTGAGTTCGAGCGTGTCCTCGGGGCGAAGGTTCATCGCCAGAAAGAGCAGGTCGTTGTAGTTCGCGTTGTCGATCACCGGCGCAAGATCCAGTTCGAGCTGGACGATATCAGGCTTCATCGTCCGCCATCCTGTAATGCACGGCGGCGTTGGACAGCGTCGCCGGACTGGAGCCTGTCGTATAGAACCTCAACGAAAAATGCGAGCTGTCGCCGGTGAAGCCGGACCGCCCGGCGCGCCACGTCGGGCCGGTGAAAGTCCCGATTGTTTCTTCGATGTCGGGATTGTTGAAATCGAACGAGTTGGCGACCCGCCAGCCGCCTTCGATGGTCATGTCCAGCGCCTCGAAAATCTTGTTGTGCCCCGGCTTCGACATGTCGTGGTAGGGGAGTCTGACTTCGCCGACCACCCCGTCGTAAGCGTCCCCGTTCGCGCCGCCGTAGGCGTAAAGCGCGTTGCCCGAGCGCAGGAAAACATGACCCCCGCAGGTCACTGCGTAATTGATGCTGAACGGGACCGTATAGCGCGACCACGCCGTGATCTTTGGACCGGGGAAGTACGACAGCACAAAAATCTGATTGGAGAAAATCATCCAAAATCTTCCGACGATCGGCTCCAGGAGCGCTATTGCGCCGGCGAAAAAACTCGCGCCGTAGGTCGTGTAAAGTTTTTGGATCTCGAAATCGATGGGCGAACCGACATCGCTCACCGCGCCGGAGTTGGAGGCGTCGCGCGCCTTGATCGAGCGGATCCCGGTCTGGCTGAGATAGAGCACGTCGCCCGAGCCGTATTGCAGCGAGCCGAGAGGCGAGATCGTGCCGGCGCCCCTGAGAACCTGATCGAGCGTGTTCTGCAACGGGTCCGGGTCGACGCTCCAGATCTGGGTCGCCTCGGACGAGAAGATCGAAAGCTTGTCGTAATAGATTTCGAGGCTGACCAGGGCTTCGCCGTCCGAGTCCTGCATCGACAGGTTGACGAAGCCCGCGCCGGTTCCCGTCGTCCAGTTGGCGACATCGCCGACGGCGCTGAAAGACAGGTTCTTGCCCGAGACGGCGTACATTTTGGTGCCGTAGGTGCGGACGTGGGCGGCCCCCTGCCGCGTGCCTTCCGTTTCGGCGGCGCGATAATAGTGACGCCAAGCGACGCCGGGGTCTTCGCAGACGACATAGACATCGCCGTCGAAAGTCTCGTAGTCGCTTTGTCGAAGCGCGTTGCCGTTCGGCAATTTCTGGTAGATCAACCCCACTCCCGGCACGCCGGAGCCGGGGGCCGCGACATCGGTGTTGCGGGTGAAAGCGTAAAGCGTGCTCTCGGTCGCCGCGAGCCCGAACGTCCCGGTCAGATCGGCGACCTGGACGAAAGCCTTGCGCTTGGCGATCTCGCCTCCGGGCGTGATGGTGCAGTCGTTCAATCTTTGCAGCGTGCCGGCGGGGCTGGTCAGCGCGCTCTTGCGCGTGTCCAGGCCTCCGGCGAAATCATTGATAAGAAGGTAGGGCACTCAGGGTTTTTTCCCGGCCTTCTCCTTGCGCTGCTCGGACAGCATGATCGCCAGCGCCTGTTTCTTGGTTTGAACGACGGGGCCTTTCTTCGAGCCCGAGTGAAGCTTGCCGGCTTTGAATTTCGGTATGACTTTGGACGACGGCATGAGCGATCCTCAGTTGGTCGGCGTGTAATCGAGATAAGGCGTCGCCTGCGCGCGGGGCCTGGTCGGCGAGCCGGAGCCCATCGTCGAGACTCTTCGCTTGGCGCTCACAGAAGCGCCCATCAAGGCGAGGGTGTATTTCTGCGCTTTCTGGAGCTTCATCGGAGCGTCTTCGGCCTTGGCCCTGGCCAGCAGTTCGGCCGCGACGAACAACGAAATGCTGGTCGCGTCGATGGATGAGACATCGTTGTCCGAAAGAAGCGGGGCGTATTCTTTCATGCCGATCATCCGCACGAAATAATTGGACGTGGACGGCGTCGGCCAGATCCGGAACTGGTCGCCGTTCACGTCCCAAAGCTCGATCGGGTCGCCCGACTGGGACGAACTCCCGCCAGGCGAAATACAATTCTCGGGAATGCCGTAGGAAACCGGCGTCCAATTGTACGACGAGCTTTGCGCCGTCCAGACTTCGCGGACCTGCTCGAAGCTGAACCCGGCGGGAAAATTATAAAGACAGCTCCCCATTTGCGTGGGGGTGTCGGCGCGGATCTTGAGCGTCGGCCACTGGTAGGCCGTCCACAATTCGATTTGGGTTCTCGCGATCAGAGCCTTGATCGCGTCGATGGTGTTTTGCCCTTGGGCGGCCGACAGGGAGTGGCCCGCCTCCGCGCGGACCATGATCACGAGCTGCGCCAGCGTGGCCGTGTTCCGCATCAAAGACCGGCCTCGGGCTGCTTGACGAATACGCCTTTCGAGTTTCGGGACTTGACGGGTTCGGGGGCTGTCGCCGGGCCGTCGCCGCCGTCAATTGTCTCTTCAAGCTGGGTCAGCGGGTTCTTCCAGGTTTTACCGGGCTCGATGTCGGCCTCGGCCGCCTCCATCTCGATGGCGGCCCCGCGCCCCTGTCCAAACGCCAAGTCCACGTACTCGCGCCCGTATCGGAGCACGAGTCGGCTGCGCTCGTCGCGCGAGCTTTGGTCGACGCGCGCGAACGGCTTCACTTCGTACACCGCGTCATCGCCGTGGATCGAGCGCAGAAGCTCGACTTCGGGCCAGGAGATCGGGTTGAATTCGTCGCGAAAGACGACCTGGTCCTTGTCTCCGGCGACCCTCACCATCGCTGCGCAGAAATGCATCTCGTTTCCTCTCCGGCTCCGATCGGGAAGAGGGAAAGAACCCCTGCGGAGGAAGCCCTTCCCCTCCCAACGCCCAAGACGGTCGGAGGCCGCTCGTTGGACGATCTCTGGTTCAAGCGATGTCGATGACAAGGCTCGAATTGAACTGCCGCCCGACAAGCTGGCAGGTCGTGGTGATCGACCTGTTCATGATGAACTGGTTGGCTGGACGCGCCGGCGTGTGCTGGTGCATCCATTCGTCCTCCATCGCTTCGAGAAAGACGTTGGACGAGTCGATCCAGTAGCCGCGCTTGGAGAGCCCCATGTCGTCGAGCGTCGGGTCGTAGCTCACGTCCTGACCGCCGAACTGCATGTCGCCCATCGCGCCGTCCTGCGTCCCCTTGAACCCGTTCATGGTGTAGAGGCCGTTGGCGCGCATCTCCTTCTCCATCGCGTCGATGAACGCGCTCCCGGCGATGAACAGATCCGGTTTGCCGCCGTAGCGGATGAGCTGCCGACGCTCGTACTGGAGCGTTTGCAGAAGCGCGCCGCCGTTCGCCGGGTCGGAGGTGATCGCCCCGCCGCCCCACGCCCCGAGCGCGGGCGTTCCCGTCACCTTCGCCCCGAACGCGGCGGTGTGGGCGCGATTGCGCCACCACGAATAGACGGGGTTGGAGCGATCCAGCCCGCCGACCACGCCCACGCTCGGATCGGCCGCGATCAAGAGCCCGATGCCGGTCATCGCCTTCGGGTCGGCGACGCCGTCGCCGAACGCCAGGGTGTTCATGCCGCGCGCGTACTGCTCGCCCATGTCGAACAACTTGTCTTCGAGCAGACCGACCAGAACCGTCATGTCGCGGCCGGAGTGGTTGGACGTGGACGAGCCGTTGCCCATCGGATCGGTGACGGAGATGCCGTCGATCTTCAGCTCGGTGTGGGTGAGCGTGATGCCGATATGATGCTCTTTCCACGGATAGGCGGCGCGCTTGATGTTCGCCGGGGTGTAGAAGCTCACAACGTCGTTGTGGGTGTAGCCCTTGACCACGTCGTTGCCCGAGCCGTCGCCGAACGCGCCCGAGACGGCGAGCGAGATATTCCCCTTGCCGCCGGGGAAGGTTTTCTTCTTCCCCGACAGCTTGGCCCAAAATGGGCGGTTCTGGATGGTCTGGTGGAACTGCTCGCCTTTGAACAGGTAGAAGTCCATCGCCGCGTTGGCGATGTTCTGGATTTCTCCGGCTGAAAAAGCCATTTTGGCGGACCCCTTCTAGGGGTTTAGCCTCCCGCTTGACGCCGTGCGTTTTCGAGTCCGGCGAGCGCAGCCTCCATCATGTTTTTCGGGGCGGCGCGAGCGTTTGGCTGTTGAGAAAAGCCATTAGGCGACGGATTGGTCGCACGCGGCGCAGGAGTAAAACGGCGGTACTGATTGGAGACTTCGCGATGCGCCGCTTGAACGATTTCAAGCGCATCCTGGACAGTCCCGATCTTTCCGCCGCGTTCGTGCAACAACGCTTGAGCAGTCCGCTTAATGGCGTCGGCCTTGGCCGTATAATCGGGATCGTTCGCCGCTAACCGCTCTTCAAAAGATGTGACTGCGCGCTGCACGTCGTTGGCGACGTATTGGATGGCCTGCGCGGATGACCGCTCGGCGTTCTCTCGGGCTTCAACCTCGGCGCGCTGCTGGTTGAAGCGCGTCACGGCGAGTTCTCTCGCTGTTTGTTCGCTCATGTGCCCAGCCTGGACGCGGCCCCCCAGATCCTCGGGCAAAACCAGACCGAGAACCTCTTGAGCTTTCCGCACGTAGGGAGCGAGGGCTTTGTAAAACGTGGCGTAGTCGCCCCGTCTCACGGCCGCCATGGCGTTCAGGCCGAAGACGATGTCGTCCGGGGCCAGATCGTTCTCACGCGCGAAGGATGAAACTCGATTTCCAACATTGGCGTCGGGCTTGAGTTGATCGACTTCGCGTCGAAGCTCGCGCCTCTGCTTCAGCAGTTTGTTGACTTTGTTCTTAGTCGCCTGAAAACTTGCGTCCTGCGGCGTCTCATCGTCAACTTCGCCGTCTTTTTCTTCCTCTGTGGGCTTGTCGGCCGGATCTTCGATCTTTGGCGCTGACGGATCGGGAGTGCCGTCTTTTGGGTCCTTGCGTCCGAGAACGTCGGGCTCGGGCGTGGTTTTCACCACCTGAAGCACGGCGTCCATCAAGGACGGCTTGGACTTCCCTTCAGTCGATGGGGCCGTAGACGGCGACTGAGATCCGTCGGGCGTGGACGAGGGCGTCGACGGCGAGGGGGCTGGCGCGCTCGGCGGGACGCTGGACGGGCCTTCGCCTGTCGCTTGTCCTACGCCGAGTGCGTCGCCGTCAGCCATGTCGTCCCGAAGGTCCCGCTTTCGCCCGTCTTGGACGGGCGGTTCACCTATACGTCTAAAGTTTGGGCGGGATCAATGCGTCATCGGCGGCGCCGCGCCGGCGGACGCGCCGTTTGGGGTCGGCGCTGAAGACTGCGGCGCGGGCGGCTTGGGCGCGTTCGCGCCCCCCTGCGGGCCTTGCGCGCCTGGCGGCTGGGAGCCGGGCGGGCCGGCGCTCGCTCCCGGCTGGACGGCGTTCTGAGCCATGACGGAGGGTTGGCCGTCGGCGATGGCGTCTTCGAGATCGATGCTGTCGTCCATCCGCGAGATCGCTTCTTTCGCCAGAAAATTTGGCGCGATCCCGGGGATCTGCATGAGAATGGGGGCCAAACGCTCGAAATTCTGGAGTTCGCGCGCCTGATCCGGGCTTCCGGACGAGCCAGCCTCGATGTCCAAGAACATCTGTTGCGCGACATCGCCCTTGGTGAGCTGGGGCCAGATCGCGCCGGGGCCGACGATCTTCTTGACCTGGTCCTGGCTCATGTTCAGGAGCAGAATTTGCCCTGCGCTCTGGGCCATGGACGAGAGGGTGTCGTCGATATCGTCCACTTCGGAGCCCGTGCTGGTGGCCCGAGCCTGAGCCGCGATGTTGGACTCGGTCGCCGTAGCGCCCGACGTAGGGCCGAGATCAGCTTGCTGATCGCCCGCCACGCGGAGCATGTCCTGGAAGGTTTCGTTTGTCTGATAAAGGTTTGGGTCAATCGGAACCCCTTTTATCGCTTGCAGGACCTGATCGATGTTCTGGCCCGGCTGCAGAGCCTGAATGGCGATCAACGCGTTCGCCGGAGGATTTCTGAGGCTGTCCAAATCGTCGTTGTTGAGGGTGCCCTCGGCGTAGGCGGTCTTCGGGCGGTTGGCGAAGCGATGCTCGCGCAGGCCCTGGCGCGAGCGGTTGATTTCGAGCTGCATCGGCCGCACGAGATTGACATCGCTCTGCGGCCAGACATCGCCGTCGGTTTCGTTGAAGGCGATCAAGAACCACGGCCAAAAGCGATCGGTGTAGAACTCGGGCTCGGACGGCTCGCGCAGGAAATCGGGATAGCCGTCGCACACGACGTAGACGAGCCCGTCGTCCTTGTTGAAGATCTCCCACACCAAGGCGCACCCTTGCTGGGCCTGGCCGGACCCCGGCATATCCTGGTTGCGGAAGGCGGGCGTCTGGTAGTCCTTGCCGGCGTCGTTCCTGTCGTAGCTGGTGTAGTTCTTGCCGACATCGACTTTGTAGGTGCTCTGGATCTCGTCCGGCGTCAGGCAATATTCCTCGGCGACCCAATTGCAGCCGAGGAAGTCGCGCAGCGTGACGCAGTCCTCGTCCGGGATCAGCGCGGTGGACTTGGGCCAGGAAAAAGTGAGCCCTTCGCGCATGACGATTTCTTGCGCCTGGCCCAGGTTCTGGATCACCAGGCGCATCTGCTCGACTTGCGGGTCGTCCAAAGTCAGGACGCCGTCCGCGAGATCGGCGGTCACGCGCTGCACGAACTGGAGCTGGGTCTGGGAGTCGCCCAGAACGCTGTCCGCGTCCGGCTGCGGGGCCATGATCCGCTGGAAGCTGACTTTCACCCAGCCGACGCCCGAAGTCGCGGCGCGGCGACAGGTCATTTTCATCCTGGACTTGAAGCTCGTCTGCTGCTGCGAGATCTCGTAGGTGAACAGGATCTCCAGGGTTCGTCCGATGCGCTTGAGCATGTCGAACTGCGTCTTGACGTTCTTGGCGTCCTGGATGACCGCCTGCGCCTGACTCAGCTCGTCCGGGGGGACTTCGGGAGGCAACGGGAACAGGGGCTGTTGCCCCGGCTGCGGACTAAGCATCGACATCAGGCTGGCGGCCGGGTTGGGCGCTCCCGGCGCTCCGGGAGGCGTTCCGGCCGTAGGCGCTTGCCAGTTGAACTCAGGCTTGCCGGAAAGCGTCGCCAGCGGCCCGCCGCCGCCAGCTCCGGGCGGCGGACCCGGGGGCTCGCCAGCGGCGGGATTTGAACCGCCAGCGCCGGGAGGCCCGCCAGCGAGGCCGGGGTTCTGAGCCATCGCCACGCCGAGCCCCAAGCCCATCCCGAGCTTCTGGCGGGCCTCCATCGCCGCTTGCTGCATCTGGAGGGTCTTTTGCGCGTCGTTGAGGCCTTGGATCGTGCCGTCCCACACGGTCGAGAGGATGCGGGGCCGGATCTTGGCGATCACCTTCGGATTTTTGGCGTAGACGGCCGCAACCCGCTGCTTGACGTGGCGCAGGGTGATGTTGGCGACGTAAAGGTCGTTGAAGTCGTCGTTAAAAGCCGCGATTTTGGTTTCTTCCGGCCATTGCGCGCCCGCGCAGAACTTTTGGTCGCGGATCATCTTCTTGAAGACTTTTTCCCACTTGGTTTTGGCTTTTTTGACCTTCGAGCCCCAATCGGCGACCAGTTTGCGGCGCTTTTCGTCGGGTTCGGGCTTATCGCGCGGGATATCCGAGCCGTTGGGGTCTTGGGACGACTGGTCCGGGCTCCGGGCGGCGTTTTGGCCGTCCAAAGGGGCCGCCGACGCGTCATGGACGCCCGGAGGCTGCGGCTGGTGGACCGGATGCGGCGGACCGGGGGAGTCGGGAGGGAAAATCGGAGGAACGCCGGCCATCGCTCACCATCCCGCGCTGTTCGTGAGGGTTCTTTTGCCCTCGGCCTTGATCCAGCCCAAAGTGCCGACCTTCGGCCCCTCGTCCCGGGGTTTTTTACCCATCGGAACGTGCTGGAGCCCTAAGCCCAGGCCGAGCCAGGCGAGCATATCGACAAAATCGTCGTGGCTGCCAAAGGGAAATTTTAAAAGCTGGTCGCGGGCCTCGCCCCACCACGGCGCGAAGCTCGGAAAATACACCATCCGCTGCGCCATGCGGGCGTTGATCGCCTGCGCTCGCGTCTTCTTGTCGTGCGTCGGGTTCACTTCGAGGATCGGGCAGAACACCGAGCGCTCCAGCATCCGCTTGCGCAGGAACGGGCCGATCGACTTCGAGATGTGGCCTTTCTCGGCCCACCAGAACAGGGGTTTGAACTTGAACATGAGACTTATCATCTGCTCGACCACATAGTCGGTCGCATACCGGCCCCAGACAATGTCCGGCATGATCCAGATGTTGGCGTCCTTGTCGACGCCCATGACTCCGCAACAGGTCTTGTCGCGATCTTGCGCGGTCGAGACGGCGTGATCGCTCGCCGCGTAAAAGCGCAGGTCCTCGCGCTTGGGCATGTCGGCGCGAAGATAGGTCTGGATGTGCGCGCTGTCGAAAAAGTTGCCTTTGTCCGGCGTCGGGGAGCCCTGGTAGAGGCTCTGGAAGCCGCGCGGGTCGGCGGTTCTCAGGTCTTCGAGATAGGGGACCGGAAACCGCTGCGGCCACAACGCTTCGCCCTCCTTGCGGCCTAAAGGGTCGTTGTCGCGGGCCAGGGCCGGGAGATCGATGATCCGCCACTTGCGCGCCTCGTCTTCGCTGTAGGAGGCGTTATGCGGGTCGGTCAGTCGCCCGACGACATCGTCTTCGTGCCATCGGGTGTTAATGAGAACGATCCATCCGGCGAACGTGAGAAGTCGAGTTCGAGCGACCTGGTTGAACCAGTTCCAAACCTTCTCGCGGGTGGTGGGGCTGTCGGCTTCGACGCGATCCTTGAACAGGTCGTCCAGGACAAGTCCAACGGAGCCTCGCCCCGTGATCGAGCCGCCGCGTCCAGTGAAGAAAAGTTTGGAGCCTGACATCGTCTCGATCCGGTCCACGGACGCGGTGTTGATGAGGACGCTGGGAAAGATCTGCTGGTAAGCGCGGTCTTCGATGATCTGCCGAACCTCGCGGCCAAAGTCCCAAGAGAACTTTTCATTGTAGCTCGCCTGAATGATGCTCTCGCCGGTGTTGCGGCCGATGTACCACGCCGGAAAAAGCCTGCTGGCCAGCTCGCTTTTTCCATGTCGCGGAGGGCAATTGATGATGAGCCGGCGAATGAGCCCGGCCTCGACGGCTTCGAGCGCGTGGGCGATCACTTCGTGATGGCGGACGGCTTCGTAGGTCGAGAAGCCGGTGTCTTCGGAATGATTGGGATCGGGTCGCAAAAAGCGCGCGAACGGGATCAGTTTCTCGCGTGCGTCGATGATCGCCCGTTGGCGCTTGAGGGCGGCGAGGTAGCGAAGCTCCTGGGCGCCGAGCGGCTTCAAGCGACCTAGCTTACCGCGATGGCGTTCGAGTTGGCGCTCGTTGTCCCGTTGGCGTTGGTTTGGACGACGACGGCGCGGACCGAATGGGTCGAATCCCCGGCGACCAGGACGTAGGCGATCGAGATCGCGCCGGCGATGTCGACGCCGTCGCGCTGCCATTTGTAGGCGCGCGAGCCGCCGCCCGCCCAGGTCCCGGCGTTGGCGATGGTCAGCGTCTGGCCGACGGCTCCGGTTCCGGAGATCACCGGCGGAACGGTGTTGACCGGCGCGGCGAGAGCGAGTTGCGACGCGACGCGCGGTTTCATCGCCCGCACGACGGCCCTCGGGTGTTTGGACGCGAACGCCAAGTCGGCGTTGGACAGCGCCTGCTGGGAGGGACCGTCGTTCTTGGCCGCGTCTTGGACGGCTTGAGCTTGATCCATCAGAGATGCCCCATAAAAGCGGCGATGAGCAGAACGATCAACAAGACGCCGACGACGCTGACGCCGCCGTGGCCGAAACCGTAGCCGTACGGCCACGCATGGATGTACGAGCCCCCTCCGAGCCCGCCCAAGAGAATGATGACGAGAACGACCAGAAGGACAAGGACGAGGGGGCTCACGACGTTTTGTCTTTTACTTAGGCTCGGGCGCCGGAGGCAGGCCCTGACCGGGGAACGCGTCGGCCTCGTAAGCGGTGACGCGCCAATCTTCGTTAGGCTTCTTGATCGCGACGATCACCTTGTCGGCGTATTCCTCCGGCGGATCGGGGAGCGGCGGATTGATGGCGTCGGGCGGGACGGGTTCGCCTTCCGGCAGAGAATTGTCGATCCGCCCGCCGGGGCCGCTGCCCGGAGGCCGGTTGCTGGGACGCCCGCCCCAATCCGGCTGTCCATAGCCGGGATCGGTTGGCCTGCCGGGGGGGACTGGCCCCGTGGTCGGGTAGTTGCCGGAACCCGGAGGCCGGTTGCCCGGATGCTCGCCGCCGCCTCCCCCCGGCCACAAGCCCGGAGGTTCGCTCGGCGACGTGTAGACTTCGCCCACGATCACAACTTTAGTCATGCGTTTCGCCTCCTTTTTAGTTTCCTCAAGAATGCTTGCCGCAATTATCCATTAAACCGCGCATCATCGTCGCCCGTTCTTCTTGCTGCGCTTTGGCGACATAAAGCAAGCCGCCGATCATCATCACGTTGAGCGCGGCCACCAAGAGCAACATCGGCTGGCTGGACAGGCCCTTGATCGTCTCGTTGGCCGCGCCGCCGAGCGTCATGCGAGCGCCCTTCCCGCGATCCGGGTCAGATCGATCCGGCTTTGCAGCCCGTTGAGGCCGCCGTTCACCACTTTGCACACGGCGCGCGGGTCGTCGTTGTCGGCGTGCCTGTTGATTTCGTTCTTATGCCAGAACCAACCGGACACAAGCGCCGCCCAGGGAAAACGCGCGACCTTATCCGGGTCGGCGACGAAGTCGGTTTTGAACTCGTCGCCGGCGGCTCGGTAATTGGCGCGCCCGGTGAGCTGGATCAGGCCCCGGCCCCTGAAGCGCTTGCCGTCGCCCTTGTATGTATTGCCGAGATCCTTGCGGCCCTCGTAGGCCGCGCCTGACGCGTATTCGACGGTGGTGTGGAAGTGGTCGCTCTCGTGCGCGCAGGTCGCCAGGAAATGCTGTTGGCGTAGCGCCGTGTCGATCTTGTAGCGTTCGATCAGAACCGGCATGGCGTCGACCAGGCCGTCCACGATCCACGGCTTCGCGGTCGGCTCCATGATCGAGATGACGCTGCGCCAATCGGTCATCGTTGCGTCGTGCGCGTCACCGTGCGCGTCGTGGTCAGCGACGGATCGGTCTTTGCTTGCGCGGGCGGCGCGTAGGGCGTCGGCTCGTTGCCCTCGTCGAGCCACGCTAGATATTCGACGTAATCGGTGTTGGCTTCATCGAACGGGATGAAAGCTTGATCCACGTCGCGCTGAATCATGCTGTCGCTGACTCGGCCCTGCATTACGTCCCAAACTTCGGTGTAGGTCATGGTCAAAGCTCCGCGCTCAACAGTGCAGTAAAAGTTACGGCCCCAGACCCAATTACTGGCATGCCAAAATTAAATCCAAAGACCGCTGGTCCGCTGCCGTTAACAACAAGATTGGATGAATTATAATTATAAGTTATATTCGTGAAGTTCACAGTTGGAGCGGCTCTCATTGTCGGGATAGTCATACAAAAATAAGCTTGCTGGGCGGCAATTCCAGTATAACCGCTTGCTGGTTGACCTGCCATGCTATTGTAATACCTCTGGCAATCAGCCATGCTCTTAGCTAGCGACTGCCGATTGTAGGGCGTGGCGACGGAGCCAACCTCCAGCTTGACGCCGGTCAGATAAAAGGTCGCGCCGTTGGCGGCGACGACGCTAACCGCGCCGGTCGCGCAAAGATAATTGCCGTTCGTCCACGCTCCAGCAGTAGTGCGAAGATTTGAGCCTGAACCGAGATCAAAGAGTACTGACACTCCACTCCCGTTCCCGCTCAGCGTCCATGCCCCACCTGTGTCGCCGGGGACCACAACAACAACTTTACTCATAACATTTGCTGCAGGAATTGAATATGTAAACAGGTAAGAGCGATTAGCGGTTGGAGCGTTGCGTATCGCCCCGCTAAAAGTGCCTGTTAACGACGACTGTACCAAAAATGATAGCGTTACTGACTGCGCATTGGGAGTTCCCCACGCGAAGTCGCTGGCCATATCGGCTTCTATTGGCTGAAAAACGGCGAACGTATCCGTCGCCGCCGCAGCATAAGCCGATGAAGATCCAAAACTAAGGCAATAAGGGAAGCCGACAGAAACGGAAGCTGCGGCACGCGCCCAAGTTATTTTTCCGACTTGCGTCGTGGCGTATTGCCACCGATCTACCGTGTAACCCGCCGCCGTCCCACCCACTCCGTTGTTACGCTGGTCGATCCGCATGTCGCCGTTGATGATCCGGTTGTCGTTCACCATGCTGTCGGCGTAACGCTTGGTGGCGGGATGCAAGGCTAAGGCCGGGTCGCCTTTGAGGGTGATGTCGCCAGTCATCACGCCCCCGGTGAGGGGCAGATAAAGGCCCGATCCGGCGGTGGTCGGGACGCCCCATTTCACGCCGTCCCAGATCCAGGTGACGTTGCCTGCGGTGAAGCTTTGGCCGTTGGCGGGGGAGCTTGGGAAATCGATCGCCATGATCAAAGCTCCGCGCTCGCCGTCCAGGTTGCGTTCGCAGCCCAAACTGTCGCCGCCATATTAAAGATACTGGTAAACCCGTCAGCGTTAATGGCCGCTGCTGTTCCTCCGGTGCATCCGGTAAGACCCGCTGGAGTAAAGGCGACGGTCGGGGTCGCTCTCATGGTGACGGGGAAACCTAACGGGGAGTAAGCCGGACTGCCATTCACCCCCGCGCCACCCAGCGTGACCGAGCCGTGAGCACTGTAATACCGCTCGCAATCGGCCATGCTCTTAGCCAACGAGTAGCGATTGAACGGCGTCGCCACGGAGCCTATTTCGAGCTTGACGCCGGTCACGAAGAAATACGCATTGAGCGTTGTGACGAGACTGACTGAGCCGGTTGCGCCGAGATACTGGGTCGACGCCCATGCGCCGGCAGGACCGCGACCGGTCGAACCTGTGCCAAGATCAAACGCCACAAGCAACGATGCAGCATTGCTGCTCATCACCCACGCTCCGGCGGTGTCGCCGGGAATGACGACGACAATCTTGGTCCATGTGATTGCGGCGGGAAGCGAGAAGGTAAACGGATAAGACCGCGTTCCGGCGTTATTGCGGATCGATCCGCCAAACGTTCCGGTCAGAGTGGACTGAGCCCAGAACGACAGCGTCACCGGCTGTGCGCTCGCGCTCCCCCAAGCGAAATCGCTCACCGTGTCGGCTTCAATAGGTTGCTGAAAAACAAGAGCGTCCGCCGCTGCGGGAGTGATGGCGGAACTCACCGAATACCCAAGATAATACGGAAATCCGACCGGTCCCGAGAACGCCCCGATATTGCGCCCCCATGTCCCGTGCCCCGGCGCTAGGCTTCCTCCGATCGCCCACCGATCAACCGTATAGCCGCCCGCTATCCCGCCCGCGCCATTGTTCCTTTGGTCGATCCGCATGTCGCCGTTGACAAGCCGGTTGTCGCCCAGCGCTCCGGGCGCAAGCGCCGCGTAGACGGCGTCGACGTAACGCTTGTTGGCGATGCCCTTGGCGATCGTGGGGTCAGGGACGGCGCCGTTGACGATGTCGCCCGACATCGCGCCGCCGCCGAGCGGCAGATAGACGCCGCCGGCGATGTTCTGGTTGACGGCGACCACCCACTGGCTGGTGTCGCCGTCGTTGTAATAGACGTAAAGCTGCCCGCCGGCGGCGTCGAACCACATGTCGCCGGGCGTCGGGTTGGACGGCGCGGCGGCGCTGACCAGCACCGAGCCGCCGGTCAGGGTCCATTGCGCCGGGTTGAACGCGCCGGCGGCGACGGCGCTCTTCGAGCGGTAGAGCTGGCCGGCCTGGACGACGTAGTCGCCGGCGGCGTAAATCGCCGTCGTCGAGAAGAACCTGACGGCGATCAGGGGCTGCGCGGTCTTCGAGGCGTCGATGACCCCCAATTGCTTGTCGGGGAACGTCGTCCACAATTCGCCGGGAGCGCGCGTCCCGGCCGACGGCTGCTGGCCGGTCACGGACGAGCGTAAAATTTGAGGCCGGTTAGTGATGGCTGCCTCCTATGGCGTAGGTCCAAGCCGGGAAGCCAGGAGCGCGGAGCCGATAGCTGGCTACGGTTTCGGACACGCCATGCGCTCGTGCGGCGGCGATGACGGTGGGGTATTCAACTCCCTTGACGCGCACTCGTTTCGCCATGCCGTTCGCCGCGCCAAAACTCGGAAGGCTTTGATGTCGTCCACCCCGGCCCCGATTAAGACCCATGCGGTAGTCGGGCCGCAGCTCAAGTTCGAGCGTCAGCGCAGTATTTCGGTCTTTAAAATTCGCAATGGCGCGAATCACGCCGTTGAAGTTTCGCCGACAACGAAGCTCGTTCAATCTGGTTTTGATGGACCGTCCGGTGACGCCGACATATTTCCCCTCCGGCGTTTCAATTTCATAGACCGTGTACATTGCTTGTCTAAGCTCCCTTGATGCGCCGTCTGGCGCGGGCTTCAAAAAGTTCCGGCGTCGATCGCGAAATTGTCGAGCGCCGACAACGACGAGTCGCCGCCGTCGACGCAGACGCTGAGAGACGCGGTGGTCATGAAGGTCAATTTGGCGGCGACGCTGAAAACCCCGCCGGACGCCAACATGCAGGCGCCGCCGTATTGGACGAGGGCGTCGGCCGTCGTCGTCGTCCAGGTCGGCGCGCCGTCGGCGATCAACACTTGCCCGACGGCGTCGGGAGGCGGGACGGCGGCGCTGGCGGCGGGATTGGTCCCGAGCGCCCAGGCGTAGGTCGGGCCGGGCCCGGAGATCATGATCTGGTTTTGGGCGCTCGCGGCGGGGACGTTGGCGTGGACGACGACGCCGGGAGGCGAACTCAGGGCGACGGCCTTGAACGTCGTCACGAACGGCGGGCCGGTCCCGGCGACGACGCTGGCGTCGTTGACGTTGACGGGGGTTCCGACGAACAAGGCGAGATCGAACGCTCTTGAAGTCATGGGCTCGCCGGCCCGAACCAGACGATGAAGATCAGGGCGCTGGCGTCGGGCGCCTGCGAGAAGGTGATCGAGGCCCCCGAGGCGTTGTAGCTCAAGCCGGGAGACTGCTGGACGCCGTCCACGGAGACGAGAAGCTCTTCGTTCTTGACGACGTTCACGGGGTTTCCGCTCGAAGCGACGGTCAGCCCGGTGAAGACGGTCTTGACGCCGTCGGGGGCGATCGGGCCGACCAGAACCGTGTTGGCGCTGCCGGAGGGGGCGAGCTGGGACTTGGGGGCGAGAACGTCGAAAGTGACGACGGCGTTGAGGCTCAGGGGCCGCGCGAGGGTGACGACGCTCGCGGCGGCGTCGACGGAATAGTCGACGACGGGCATGACGCGGACGCCGTTGACGCTGGCCCACAGGCCTTCCCGGCTTGTCTGATTGAAGGCGAACGTCTGGCCGAAATAATCGGCGGCGCCGAGAGGGAAAACCGTCTGACCGGCCAAGGCCAGGTAATACAACGACGAGGTTGTCGCGGCGGCGGGGCCCTGAGCCAGGGGAACCCAGCCGGAGCCGTCCCAGACGTACATCTTGCCGTCGTCGACGTCGAAATACATCCCGCCGACCGGGATCGGCTGGCCGGTCGGAGTGTTGGGAGTCGACGGGGGAGGGCCGGGGAAAGCGCCCTGGTACCACCAGGCGAGCATCCCGGCCGCGCCGGCGGCCCGATGCGCCCACCAGCGGCTCGACCAGTGGTCGCCGGTGATGCTGTTGGAGGCGAGGATGTTGGGCGGGATCGTCGCATTGCCGTCCATGAACTCGGCCCAAGTGGTGGACACGAGAGCCCAATCCTCGGCGGTGTTCGCCTGCAGATCCCTCCAGTTCTGATCCTCGAACGCCTGGGCCTGGATCGTCGCGGCGCGGGTGACGGCGCTCATCGCCTGCCGCGCGTGGGCGTGGACGACTTCGCTGAGGGACGCGGTGGCGTCGAGAAGCTTGGCCGCCTCGCGCTGGCGCGCCTTGATTTCGGCGAGCGCGGCCTGCAGGTCGAGCTGGGCCCCCTCCAGCTCGAACAGCCGCTGTTTGGCTTGCGCGACGACGGGGTCGACGCTGGCCTCGATCCGTTTGGCGGTGTCGCGGGCCAGTCCCAAGGCGAGAGACGGCGGCAGGCTTTCGGGGGTGAGAAGATCGTGGTTGAGCTTGCCGTCGGCGCGCAGGAGCCGGGAGATCGCGGCGTCGAGGCTGTCGATGGCGCGCTTGTGGTCGGCGAACTGGATGTCGATGCGGTCGCCGGGAACGGGGTCGCTCGGGTGGTCGCTCGCCCAAGAAGCGAAGCTGAACGTCTTTTCGGCTCTGGACATCGCTTCGCCCGTGTTCCGCAGGGGCGTCGTCTGACTAGCACGAGAATTTCGGCCGTGATAGACCGTCCAAAACAACGGGAGGATTACGTTGGACATAAAAATCGTGATCGAGCGCCTGCGTGAACTCAACGGGGCGCGACAACCCGCGCCTTCCAGCCAGGACGCCAACACCGAGCTGCGCTTTCGGGTGTGGTTCGAGGGCGAAGAGATCGGGATCTGGCGCGATCCGGGGCATTCCGCCGCCCGCTGGCTGGTCGATCGCGGCAAGGCCAAGCGCGAGGACGCCTTGCGGATCGTCCACAACGGCGCTCCCGCTTTACGCGGTTCGGTGGCGTGGTTCGCCGACCATCAGGTCCGCGACGACGACAAAACAGGATTGCGAGTGGTCAAATGGATGCCTAGCCCCTTCGCCACGCAGCCGCGTCCTGGGGAAGGAGCCGCCTCGGACGGTCCGGGGGCTACCCAGGTAGCCAAAACATAAAAAATTGAAAAATCCAGCGTCACCAGGCTTAAAACTTATTTAGCGTGGAAAACTTACAAATTTTGGAAATTTAGCGTGGAAAACTTATAAATTTTGGAAATTTAGGATGGAAAACTTAAAAAAATCGGAATTTTTGTCTTTCGGGGTGGCCGCGTTCGCCAGCCGAGCCGCGAGGGGGGCCAGGGGGCGGATGCCGGGGACCGGGACGAGCGAGCGCCCCGTCCAATTCCCGTCCAAGTTGACGCTGTCAACCCAGTCAATCTAAGTTTAGTACAGTACACTTCAAGCATTGGACGGCGTCCAAAGTATAGCGTCCAGTATAGCGTAAGCATGTCCAAACACTTAGACATCGTCCAAGGCTAGAGCTTAAGTAAAAGCTTAGTAACCCAAATACACGAATACTTTTTGTATGGGAGCGCACAGTACAGCTTTACTTGGACGGTCCGGACCGCGAAAACCGCCATAAACACCAACTACATCTCGGGTATCAGTTTTTTGGTCCCAGACTACCTGGGAAAATCTCGTACGTCCACGACCTGTTTAAAGCCGTCCCAGACGGACGGCGTCCAACGCCGTTCGCGCGTCCAAGCTCAAAAATCGTATTGTTTAAGCTCGCCCGACGTAGTGCGTTGGCGCTTGTTTGGCTTGGTGCGCTTGATGCGCTTGCGCTTGGACGCCTTGAGTGTTTTAGGCTTTGGACGGCGCTCGCTAACTGGTATAACGTCAGGCTTGCGAGCGATTTTAGCGATCTCCGCATCCAACTCGCTCTTACTCATTTCGCTTAACATCTTGTTTTGTAAGTCTTTTTTAGCTTCCTGAAGGCGTCCGATATCGCCTAGCATCTCAAGAATAGTTCTAGCCGCAGAGCTTTTCGCTTGCGCTGGAGCATCACTTTTTTCGCATATTTCACGAAGTGTTTTTAAAGCCAATTCCCGGTCGTTTTCGATGCTCGTTTTTCCTAACAGACCATGACTAAAACACTTTTGTTATCAACGGCTCATGCCGCTCGCACAAGGCGCGAACCTTCATTCCGGCGATAAGATATCTGTCGGACGAGCGACGCACTTTTTGCCCCGGTTTGGCGTTCCGTTTGGCGTTGCGCACGGCCGGCGATACGCCGCCGTGCGTCCGGCAACGCGCCTCGCCCCCGATCGCGTCCCTGCGGCATCGTTCGCCCGATTGGCGCGACATCGCCGCGCATTGCCTTCGGCCCGTGCCTTCGCTGAAATCGCCGAACGACGAACGCCGCGCCAGCATCGCCGGCGGCGCAAGCTTCCCCGGTTGTTTAGGGTGGCGCGTCCGCTTCGCTCGCCAAGCTGGCCTGTACCGCATGAGGGCGAGTGATAACCGACCGGCGCATGAAACGGCAAGGGCCGCTCTCGCGAGCGGCCCTTGCAACTTTGTCCAGGTTTGTCCGGGAGAGTTTATGACGGGCGCGAACGCCTGTCGCGGCGCTCGCGCGCCTCCCGTTCGCCCGGAAGCAATTGCGGGTCGGGCGTCAAGGCGCTCCACGTCGCCAAGGCGCCCCCCGCGAGAATTACGAGACACGCAAGAGCGAGCGCGACAAAAAACGCCGCCCCTAGCGCCGTCAAGAAAACCGCAATCACCGCCCCGCCCTCGCTTCCAGCGCCTTGACCAAAACGCCAAGCCCGGCCTTCGCCACGTCCTCGTCGGACTTGATCGCGCTCTCGAACCGGAACGCGCCTTGCACCGGACTGTCGATCGACAACCCGACAATCTCCACCCCCGCCGCGTCGCAATGCTCCGTCACTTTCCGCACCGCCTCGCGCCCGCAGTCGCAAATCCCGTCCGTCACCGCAAAGATCATTTTTCGTTTCGTCGGCGCTCGAATGGCGAGCCGCTTGGCGCACAACGCGATCGATCGCGTCAACGGCGTGCTTCCCCCGGTCGATTGCGCCGCATGGCCTAGACGCGCTTGCGCGGCTGGCGAGCCGAGACGTTCGCGCGGGGCCTTGATCGAAACCACCTTATCGCGGAAGAACCGCACGATTTCGCACTTGACCCCGACTTGCTCGGCCGCTTGCGCCACCACCAGCGCCAAGCTTGCCGCGCGTTGAAGCTTGTAGCCCCTGCTCATGCTCTCGGAGCCGTCCAGAATGATTGTGATCTCGGTTTCCCACCCTGGCGAAAACATATGCTTGGCGAACGAGTTGGAGTGATCCCCGACCGCCAAGCGCCCATAGGCGCGCCGGTCGAGACGCCCGGCGCTCAACCGCCGTCGCCAGCTGTCCTTGTCCGAGCGCTTCAAGACCCGAACGCATTGCTGGCGAAGGTTGCTCGCCGTCTGCGCCTCCTGCGCCAGTCCGGCGTAACCGCCGCGCCCGTGGTGACTTTGCTCGCTGTCCGGCAACGGCTCGCCGGCTTGTTTGATCGCGTCCCGCAAAATCTCGGACATCACGCTTTCGCCCATCGCCTCGCCGCTTTTCAAAAGCGCTTTGCTCGCCTTCGCCACCGCCTCCGACACTGGATTTAAGTCAACCTCTTTCATGTCGCGGGCGTCGAACGGCTTAGGCGCGCCGGCCGCGTCCGCCCCTTCGCCTTGCGCGCTTTCGCTGTCGTTCCTTCCCGCGCCGTCGTCGCTGGCGCTCGCGCCTTCGCCTTCGCCTTCGCCCTTGAGAGCCTCGCCAGCGCCCTTTTCGCCCTCGGACGCATCATTCCCTTCGCCGGACCCCTTTTTCCGTCCAGCGGCCGTTTCTGGCTCGCCTTGCCCCTTTCCTTCGCCTTCGCCCTCGCCTTCGCCCTCGCCTTGCTCGCCTTTTTGCGACTTGGAATTGCTTTCGCCCTTGCCTTCGCCTTTCGGTTGCGCTTGCCGGGTTTGCGGCGCGCCTTTGGCCAAGCTCGCCTGAATATCGCGCGCTATCGCCAGAACGTCCGCCGTGCTCTGCGCTTTGTCCAGCTTGACGAGCGCCCCATCGACAAGCCTCCGCATCGATCGGCTCAACTTGGCGTAGGCGTCATGGCCCGCTTGGATCGAATAACCGTTGAGCTTGACGCGCCCGATGATGGCGAGCGTCCAAGGCAGGGATTGCGCGTCGTTTGGATCATACGCCTTCGCGCCTTTCGGCGGCTCGCGGTTGGCGATGAAATCAAGTAGCTCAACCAAGCGCTCTTTCGCGTTGTCGACCCGCGCCGACCGGATCATCTTGCGCTCGATGCGCACGTCCTCCATCCCATTGACAAGCGCGTGCAAGCCCTCACGGCAAGCGATCATCCATTGAGCTTCGTCGGTCCAAATCCCGTGACAGATTTCGTGGATAAAATATCCCGTCCAGCGGTCTAGCTCTTGCTTGGCGAGCCGTTGCGTCGATTTGAGCGCCGGAAAATACACCATGGCGATAAGTCCGTCGCTTTGCTTGTAATGCCGGATTGAGGCCGTCCCGCTATTGCCGTCGATCACGCAACGAAGGCTTTTGACGCGCACGTTGAACATCGCCAAAATCGCCTTGAGATTGCTTTCCATCGCGACAAGCGCGTCCGGAACGAGAACGCTGGATTTAAACATCTGACTTTTCCTTTCCAAAAACGAACTGAGGGCGTTAGCCCCTTTGAGCTAACGCCCTCAGCGTTAAATTAAACTAGACCATAAGTCAAGCCTGATCGACCGCCCCGAACGCGCGCTTGGCTTGCGCCTGTCTGGCGCTCGCTATCGCGTCCGTGAAGGCTGCGCCCATGCTAAAATCCATTTGCACGGGATCGATCGGAGCCGCTTCGCCCTTTAGCTCGCGAACGTAAGCCTTGCCGTCGAAATGCGCGTTGACGGCTTGGCGTAGTTCCTCGCGATCCAACTCGGGGAGCCGCGAATACGCGGTAATCGTCCAAGCTTCGTCGCACGTCATCAAATCGCGATGCGTGGCGTTGGCGAACGCGATCAGGCGACGAATGGAGAACGGTCGGCTGTCGCTCTTGTTCTGCGCCTGAACGGTGCGCACTTTCACCGCGAAATCCGCCAAACGAATGCAAGCCGCTTGCGGCGCGCCGGTCCTGCGTTGAAGCGCTTCCGCCTCCAGCAAGGCGCTCATGTAATCGACCGGAACAAGCCGTACGGCCCGATCCACGAGCGCGCCGTTGGCGGCTTGCGTTCCGGCGTACACGCCGCTTTCGTCGCCATAACCAGCCGTGTTGTCGGCGATCGCGACGACAACGCCGTCGGCGAAATTGACAACTTCGCCGGTCGGGAGTGTGAGTTGGCGCTCGTCCAAGATGGTCTGGAACGCCATGCTTGTGCCGGGAGGCGCTCCGGTTAGCTCGTCCAACAGGATCATCGTTCCGGCCCGTCGAATGGCGCGCGTGAACACGCCGTCTCGCCAAACCATCTTGACGCCGCCGTTCTCGTTCGCCGGTTGCGGCTCCGGTTGGCCGATCAGATCAATCATTTCGGTCGAGTGATTAAAACCGATCCGGACGAAACCTCGTCCCGTGAGCGCCGCGTACTCTTTCGCCAGCGTTGTCTTGCCAGCCCCGGCCGGTCCCGCGAACCAGACCGTTTCGCCAGCCTCGAAAGCGCTCGCGCCGAGATACATTCTCGCGCCGTCCATCACATAGCCCGCATCGGGACGGGGCGCGAGCGGATCATCCCAGAGCGCTACGGGACGCTTGCCCTTAGCGCCGCCGACCATGAACACTTTAGACATGGTCGAAACGCCTATTCGCCTCGCATGAGCGGCTTCGCCCGCCTTGAGCGGCGCGTTCGACTGCACGATGATCGTTTGCGCCGGTTTGTGCGCTTGGACGACAATCGGCCGGAGCGCCGCCTCGATGTTGGCGATCAAACCGCCAGCCAGGAAGGGGCGAACCGGGCCCAGAACGCTTTCGATATCCACATCGATTGGCGACGGCTCGTTCGTATCGCCCTCGTCCGATTTCGCCATGCTCGCCTCGTCCAGCGCCGTATCGAGCGCCGTATCGGAATGATCATCGAACGCTTCACTGTCCAGCGTCGACGCTTGCGGCGCGCCTAAGATCGCCTCCGCTTGCGCGACTAGGCCTAAATCATTGACGGCGCGAATGATTTCAGCTTTTTTCATTTCATTTTTGGGGTCGTTCAAAGCGCGCCAGCGGTCGAAATCAGGATGGTTGCGCGCCAGTTTGCGAAGCTCGTTACGCTGTGTGCCGACAAACGGACGAACTGGAGAAAAGCTAGTCATATCAAAGGTTCCTTTCGTTTTAACCGATCAAAAGACGCGCTTGGACGCGCCCTTTCGGAGCCGTCTATATGGACTAGACCAATTCACGCGTCAAGCTTCTTTTTGGACGGCTCGACGGCTCGACGGCTCGACGGCTCGACGGCTCGACGGCTCGACGGCTCGACGGCTCGACGGCTCGACGGCTCGACGGCTCGACGGCTCGACGGCTCGACG